CTCAAAAAATCCTCCGGGGGTAAAATTCCAGAATTACTTTTCACATATTTTTCAGTGGGTGTGTGTTCGCTCCTTTCATGCAGGGTACCTCCATCATAGAATAAGTCATCCCGTACAGCCTTTTCTCCTTTCAAATTCTCTCACACATCCACCGAAAAGTATGCGAAAAGTAATCCCAGTTCACTCAAAATCATACAGAAAGGAGCTGATAGTATGGGAAAACAAAAAGAAAAGAGTGAGTGTAATCGCGAAATTAAGAAGATCAGACCGGCTACAACCCCCGAAGCGAGGGAACAACAGCTCATCGCGTTGGCAGTTGACCGTGTTGAAGAGCGACTTTTGGACGGTACTGCCACTTCCGCAGAGATAATTCACTTCTTACGACTCGGATGTCAGAAAACGCAGCTCGAAATGGAGAAGCTCAAAAAGGAAAACGAGCTTTTGCATGCCAAGACTGAGGCAATCCAAGCTGAAAAGGATACTAGAGAGCTCTTTGCAGAAGCAATCGCCGCAATGACGAGCTATAATGTTGGATTTACAGACGAGGAGGATACAGAATGAACTACGAAGATTGGTTGATGCACTTCAACCCCAACCACGATCCGCGTAATGGTCAATTTGCAAAAGGAAAGAACATCGCCCGTGTAGCAGGAATAGCTGGCGCGATTGGAGCAGGCGAGAAAATCATCGAATATGGTTTGTACCGCCTACATGGCGCAAAATTGCCGCTCAAGGACATGGCAAAATATACTGCCAGACAATCAGTGATAACTGCAATGTCCGCGGCGCTTGCGACCTACGGGGCGTCCCAAATACCCAAAAAGAACAAAAACTAAGGGACCATGTAGATCCCTTAGAACCAACCTATCCTAATCCAATGAAGCTGTCAATTGGTTTACTTCGGTTATCTCGTGTTGTATTCGTAGTCGATAGTCAGGTAGACCTCACCGTCCTTATCAACGTCCGCACTGATGTTCAGGTTCATAGTGTCCTTCTCGTAGCGCCCATCCTGCGACCAGTAGATACGTCCTGCAATTTCCGGTGCGTCTGCACAATCCGTAACCGTGTCGTAGAACTGTTCCAGCGAACAATGTGACGTTCTAACGACCTCCTTCGCCACCTCGGTTTCGCCTCTCAAGAGTCCCGCCACAGATGCCTCGAACTCAAAGCCGGTAACAAGATCAACAACGTGGTACTTGGTCGTTCTGTTGATCGTTCCTTTGCCGTCAAAACCCTTGACTGCAACAGGAGCAACATCTTCCTTTACCTTCTTTTCGATCTCTTTCGCCTTTTCGACGCCGACCGTTTCTTCGAGCTTCTGCTTGTACTTAGGGATTTCGGATTTTGCAACCACGAATGCCCCCAGTAACGAAGTGTAACGCTTTGTGTGCACAATGTCCGAAGACACGATACACGCGATTGTTAATGCACCGGTGACGATAGTCGGGATGAACTTCTTAACGATAGTCTTGGACTTTTCTGAAGCCTTTCTGTCGTCAGACTTGTCCGAGTCGATCTCCTTGACTGCCAACACCGCCTTTGATGCCTCGATCGCCGTTGCAATCACACCAATTGATGCGACACCCGTCAGGATGTGCGGCAGGTTCTCGTCGATAACGTCCCCCAGTTTCTTTGCGTTGTCCATGATACTCATAAATCATTCCTCCTTCAAAATGTTTTGGTTGGTTTTTGGACAGCTTCCATTAGACAGCATGTTTTGTTCGCGAACTCTACATCGTGTCTAATGGGATGACAACCCAAAACAAATCTTTAAGGAGGAATAGATTATGAAGTATAAGACAATTCAGGCGATCCACGAGGCTAGAATGATTGTCACGGGATTGTTCGTTGGAGGTATGGCGCTTGCCGCTTATCTCGATGCACATCCCGAGGCAAAACTCAAACTCAAGCACAAAGTGGATAAGATCAGAGGGGTGTTTGACAAGAACTATCAGCCCGAAGAGGTTATTGTGTTCACGGTTGTCAAAGACAAGGAGGAGCAGGGCTAACGCTCTGCTTTCTCTTTTCACTTTTAGGAGAACGCTATGCTTAGGACGTACACTGAACTGTTAGCGCTACCGACATTTGCCGAGCGATTCAAGTATCTGCAACTGAACGGTGTCGTAGGCGTTGACACATTTGGATTTGACAGATGGTTAAATCAGGTTTTCTATCATTCCAAGGAATGGGACGAGGTCAAGAGACAAGTGATTATTAGAGACAACGGTCTGGACCTTGGATGTTCGGGCTACGTGATACGTGGTAAGATCCTTGTACACCACATGAATCCAATTTTCAAAGAGGACATTGTCAAACGTTCGGACATTCTCCTGAATCCGGAGTATCTCATTAGCACTTGCAAACGAACCCACGACGCCATACACTACGGGGATGAACGGATTCTCAATCAAAATACATTCTTTGAACGGAAACCGAATGATACCTGTCCGTGGAAGAAGTAAATAATGGGCTTTTAGCGCAGCCGGTTAGAGCATCTGCCTCATAAGCAGAGAGTCGTGGGTTCGAGTCCCACAGAGCCCATATACGCGAGAAAAACACCTGCTTTTATGAGAAGAGAGGCTAGAACACGCTCTTTTCGCTTTTATCTTATCCATCATCCCGTAATCGGAGACCGCGCGTTTGCACGGTCTCTTTTCTTTTTACGAAAGGAGCGAAACATGAACGAAAGTATTCTAACCTCTGTTAAGAAGGGTGTTGGGGGAATCGCCGAAGATGACCAGAGTTTTGACGACGACATCATCCTGCATACCAACACCGTCCTTTCAAAATTGACTCAACTTGGTGTCGGTCCAGATACCGGTTTCGCTATTAGTGATAAGACCGCGACGTGGAATGATTTCATCGGAGAAGACCTTAAAACGCAAATGGTCAAATCATATGTCATCTTGAGTGTTCGCATGCTCTTTGATCCGCCGACTGTCGGCGCAGTAGCAGATGCTATGAAAACCAACATTGCCGAGCTTGAATGGCGACTTAATACCCAAGCGGAAGCAGGTGATCCAACGTGAAGCTCTATCGCGAAGCATACCTTATGCATCACGGCATTCTCGGTCAAAAACGGGGTGTACGTAATGGTCCGCCGTATCCGTTGGCTCCAGCCGATCATTCCGAATCAGAGAAGAAGGCAAACTGGGAATATTCGCTTAACCGGAACAGTAATGAGGGGTCTCTTCTGAAGACCATTTCCGATAATTCCACAAGGGCAGGAAGATTTTCACTCTTCAAACGCAAGCCCGGAAACACAACGAAATCGAAAGCGTCAAGTAAAACGACCTCGCCATTTATAGAGAGGATATTGTCGCCGTTTAAGAAAAGCGGTTTGATGGCGTCTAACGGAATACGTTCGAAAGATATCAAACCACTCAAGCTTTTCACATTCCGACCGATGGACGATGAAGGCATTCGTGTAAAAAAGGGCGAATGGGTGCAGCGAGTGATATCGACACCTACTCAAGATTTGACAGGTCGAGATTCACTATTTGTTTCGGCTACGGAAGCTGATAAAAAGAACTATGCCGGATTCTTCGCCGCCCTTACTAAATACCGGAACAATGCGAAGGAAATGTATAAGATGGACATGCAAGCGGTTAATGACCTTGTATCGCCATCCAAAAAAGAGCGCGTGGACACATTTATCGAACTGTATAAAGACGATCCAGTCGGGATGTCGACCAGACTCGCTGAGTTTAACAAGAAATGGTACGGCGGGCAGTATAAAGAGACTACCGAACAACTCATCAAGAAGTATAGCAACATGTCTATGCGGCAGCTTCGGAATGAGGGTTATTACACGTTCGCAAACTCGTGGTTCGATCCGGACGCGGGCACGTTGAAAGCATATCGGGAAAAGCTCGAAAAGAAGGGTTACAACGCCACCGTTGACGACAACGATAAGCGATCCTTTATCCAAGCTCAAATGCCGTTGATTGTGTTCGATGTCATGAATAATTTTGGGAACATCAAATATTCCAAGCTTACAATGGGCGAAATTCGTCGCAACATGATCGATTGGCAGAACATGAAACATACATTCTAAAAATGATTGAGGTGAAAATTCAAAATGGAGTATGCAAACTATCTCATGCACTTCAATCCCAATCACGATCCGCGTAACGGTCAGTTTGCAAAGGGGCATGGAGGTTCTTCCGGTCGATCAGAAGACAGCCGAGCATATAAGTATAACAAGCCGGGCGAGTCTGGATGGAAGGGACTTGGTCGAGCGATTGGGAAGAACATCTCAAGCGAACGAGGAAAGAAAGTCATCAAGAGTGCTGTCATCGGAGCCGCGTTGGATGTCGGATCAAGATTTCTTGCCCGACAAGTCGGACACCAAATGGTAATAGGGGCACGATATGGCTATTTTCCGGCTCCAGATCTCGAAGTCATGAGACCGTTTTATAGATTAGACACCATGAACATGAGTGCAAAAAGATTGACGATCAATGCTGGAAAAGCAGCAATTGAGTCCGCGTTGTTCACGGCTGGCTGGATGAAAATGAAAGACATTATCAAAGCTAAAAAAGAAAAACGGAAGGAGGAAAAGGGCGATGGGGATACTTGATTATACCGGCGATCCGAGAGCAGTCCTGATGCATGAAGGAAATGAGAATTCAGGTCGCTATCCGCGAGGCTCCGGCGACCGACCGTTTCAACATGTCGGGCTTCGATTTGGAAAACGCAAATATCAAAACCCAGATGGAACGCTGACCCCCGCTGGTCAGGCACGATTCGAATCAGAGCGAAAAAAGAACGCTATCAAGAAGAAGGACAACCGGGTCAAGGACGAAGAAGATCTTATAGACCCTAGCAGATGGGTTCAAGAGGACGCCGAATCTGCAATAAATGCTTCGAAAGCCTCTGAGAATCTCATCCAAACGATAAGCAATATCCGCAACAAACGCCTCGAAAGAGCTGTCGAACCTATAGACATTGATTTGTCGGGGGTCGAAGACGACGAGCTCCGCAAGCAGGTCAATCGGATGCAACTTGAGAATCAGTATGCTCGACTCTATACCGAAAAGATGCAAGCAGAAGCGATGAAAGGTCGGCAGTATCTGGATCGGGTCCTCGAGGTCGCAGGGTCCGTTCTTGCGATTTCAACATCTGCGTTGACGCTTTCTCTGGCGATTAAAAAACTCGTGAATTGAGGTGAAAATTCAAAATGGAGTATGCAAACTATCTCATGCACTTCAATCCCAATCACGATCCGCGTAACGGTCAGTTTGCAAAGGGGCATGGACTCGTTCGTGCGAATGCGAATGCTAGTGTTAAACTTGGACGCAAAATCGTCGCCGCCGGTAAAAAAGTAAAGCAAAATCTTCAAAGCGATCGAGGGCGAAAAGTTCTCGGTGCCGCTGCTGTTGTTGGCGGTATCAGTGCGGTCGGACATGCTGTATTGCTGGGCAAATTAAGTAACACTTTCAAGACCCTGACCGATGGAGAGTATGGAGTTCCCGTTACAGATATCGCTCTGAATACGGCAAAAGTAGCCGGGCGAAGCGCTGCTAAAACTGCACTTATCGCTTATGGTGCAATTAAAATCTCAGATCTGTTCAAGAGCAAGAAGAGTGATACCCGTCCCGCAGAATCTAGCCGGGCATTGACAGTGGCTGACTCTGATTCAGCGACAACGAAACGCGTCAAATCGGATTACAATTCGATGACCGACAATGAATTCCGGCGCAAGTATAGTACGAGTAAGGGCACATACGCCAAGCGAGTTGAGCGTTACGGCGATCCCTATATGAATTCCCCAATGGCTAAGCTTGGAAAGAAGCTTAAGAAACGCAAGTGAGAATTCAAAATGGCATTGTCTAATACTGCCGTTCCGAGGTACTACGGCGAATTTCGGGAACGCGTAAAACGAGGCGAGATACCCGTCTGCGAAACCATAGACCTTGAGATGCAGAGGATTGACTCGTTCATTCGAAATCCGGGCATATACTATGATCCAGCCCCAGTCGAGGCGTGGATTCGGTTTTGTGAGAACGAGCTGACCCTTACCGACGGGTCTAAAGTGCAGATGCTTGACAGTTTCAAACTCTGGGGAGAACAGCTCTGGGGTTGGTATTACTTTGAAGAGCATCAAGTATACGAGCCTTCTGAAAACGGTCGTAGCGGACGTTGGGTATGGAAACGCGTAAAAAAGCGCCTCATCAATGAGCAGTACCTCATACTAGGTCGAGGCGGTGCGAAATCGCTATACGGCGAGTTCAATCACGCGCACTGCCTAATAAATGATCCGTCAACCACGGCGCAGCTAGCCGTTGCTCCTACGGTCGATCAAGCTGATGAAATGCTAGGTCCTTTCCGAACAGCAATTGCTCGAGCAAGGGGACCACTGATGAAGCTCATGACAAGGGGCTCGATGCAAAACACCACCGGAAACCGAGCCAACCGTCCAATGCTTGCCCCAACCAAGAAAGGCATAGAGGTCTTTCCGACAAACTCCCTACTTGAAACACAGCCGATGCGCATTCCGAAACTACAAGGACGCAGAGACAAGTATTCTACGTTCGACGAGTGGCTTTCATGTCCGATTCGAGAGAATCCGATTACTGCTGTTTCACAGGGAGCGAAGAAGAATTCAGACTGGTGGATCATAGCGATGTCGTCTGAGGGAACCGTCCGAAACGGTCCGGGTGACTCAATCAAAATGGAGTTGATGTCAATACTCCGTGGCGAATACCAGAATCCACATGTGTCGATCTGGTGGTATAAGCTCGATGACATCTCAGAGATCAATAATCCAGATCTATGGATTAAAGCGCAACCGAACCTTGGCAAGACCGTAAGCTATGACGCATATCAACAAGAAGTTGAAAAAGCTGAAAAGGTTCCGTCAGCTCGTAACGATATTCTCGCAAAGAGATTCGGAATCCCGATGGAGGGATACACGTTCTTCTTCACTTACGAAGAAACCCTCACACATCGTAAGCGAGAGTATTGGCAACTTCCTTGTGCCATGGGTTGTGACTTGTCTCGTGGCGATGACTTCTGCTCATTTACGTTCCTGTTCCCACTCCCAAGCGGAGAGTTCGGAGTGAAGACTCGCAATTACATCACCTCGCTCACGATGTCGAAACTGCATCCGTCTATGCGCGAGAAGTACGAAGAATTCCTCGAAGAAGGAAGCCTTGTCATTCTCGAAGGCGCTGTTCTTGACATGATGGAAGTGTACGACGATCTCGATGCGTTCATCGACAAATCTAATTACGATGTTCGAGCCGTCGGATACGATCCATATAATGCGAAAGACTTCATCGAACGATGGGCTCGTGAACAAGGACCGTTCGGTATCGAAAAGGTCATACAGGGAGCGAAGACAGAGTCTGTTCCGCTTGGCGAGCTAAAAAAACTAGCTGAAGAGAGGCTCCTTCTGTTTGATGAGGAGCTTATGAAGTTTGCAATGGGAAACTGTATCGCTCTTGTCGACACAAACGGTAACCGAAAACTATTCAAACAACGTGCAGATCAGAAGATCGACGCCGTGGCTGCTATGATGGACGCGTTCATAGCGTATAAGTTGAATCGTGACGCGTTCGAGTGAGGTGAAAGCGTTGAAACTATACAGAAATGATTACCTCATGCATTTCAATCGGAATCATGATCCACGAACTGGACGATTCACCGGAGATGGTGTATACGGTTATTCTAAACCAGAGCCTCAGAAGAAAGATCATAAGATCGCAAAAGGCGCTCTTATTGGTGCGTATACAGCAGGGATCGCCGCTCTAGGTGCTGTATACGGATCGGTATACGGAAAAGCTCCGATAACGCTTTTAGAGCATTGGGCTACTATCGGATCTGGAGCGCTTGTTGGTGCTCTTAGTGTGTGGGGTTACAAAAAAGTGACAAATCGAGGTGAGTAATTCAAAATGGAATACACCTTTAGTGAACGGCTGAAACACGCTTGGAACGCCTTCAAATCTAGGTCTCCGACCTACCAAACAAAAGACATCGGAGTTAGTTCTTCCTACAGACCTGACCGCACAAGACTCACTCGCGGTAACGAACGCTCAATCGTAACTGCGATCTACAACCGAATTGCGCTTGATGTTGCTCAGACAACCATAAGGCATGTGAATCTTGACCCAGATAATGGTCGATATTTGGAAGATCGGAAATCCGGGCTCAACAATTGTCTGACCCTCGATGCTAATAAAGACCAAACCGGTCGCGCATTTATTCAGGACATAGTAATTTCGATGTTCGATGAAGGCTGTATTGCAGCTATACCGATCGACACTGACGAAGATCCGGAATTCGTGAACAGCTATGACATACTGTCAATGCGAGTTGGTCGGATTATCGATTGGTATCCGGACCATGTTCGCGTTGAAGCATATGATGATCGAACTGGTCGTCGCAAACAGCGTCTCGTTCCTAAGAAGATGGTTGCCATCATCGAAAATCCGCTTTATGCGGTCATGAACGAGCCGAATTCAACACTCCAGCGTCTTGTTCGAAAACTAGCCCTTCTTGATACAATCGATGACCGTAACAGTTCTGGTAAACTGGATCTCATAATTCAGCTTCCGTACACAACTCGGTCTGACATCAAGAAAGAGTATGCTGAACAACGACGCAAACAAATTGAAGAGCAGCTGATCAACGGCAAATACGGTATCGCATACGCTGATGCTTCGGAAAAGATCGTCCAGCTCAATCGTCCTCTCGAAAACAATCTGATGTCCCAAGTCGAATACCTTACGAGCATGCTATATAGCCAGTTAGGTCTGACACAGGAGATCATGAACGGCTCGGCGGACGAGAAAGTAATGGTCAATTACCGAAACAGAACCCTTGAGCCGATCTTGTCTGCAATAACAGATGAGATGACCAGAAAGTTCCTGACAAAAACTGCTCGGACGCAAGGACAGGCGGTGAAGTTCTTCCACGATCCGTTCAAACTGATCACGGTCGAACAGTTTGCAGATCTCTCGGATAAGCTTATCCGCGGAGAGATCGCATCGCCGAATGAGATGCGTCAGGTTGTGGGAATGAAGCCCTCTGCCGATCCAAAATCGGATGAGCTTCGTAACCGGAACCTTAACGAATCCAAGGAAGAAGCGGCTGAAGGCGCAGAGCCCCAGATGAACCCGCTTGAAATTCTTCAGAAGAAGGAGGAGTGAATTCAAAATGGAGTACGATTTTTGCGGATGGGCTACGAAGAATGATCTTCGATGCTCCGACGGAAGAACGATCCGAAGAGATGCATTCGCTGCTCAGGATGGCACAGTCGTTCCCCTTTGTTGGGGGCATAAACACGACGACGTTTTTCATGTGCTTGGACATGCGCTGCTCAAAAATGAGCCGGGCGGCGTTCGGTGCTACTGCAAGTTCAACAATACCGAACAGGGTCAAGCGGCACGAGAAGTCGTCAAGAACAAGGACGTCAACTCACTTTCGATTTATGCCGGTGGACTCAAGCATAATGGTGCTGATGTGATCCATGGAAAGATCGTCGAAGTGAGTCTGGTGCTCGCTGGTGCGAATCCGGGCGCCAAAATTGACGATGTTGTCGTTCATGGCGATATCGTCGATGGCGAAGGCATCATCTATACGGGTGAATCGATTGAGTATCATGACGGTACAGTTTCTGACGAACCTGTCGTGGCTCATGAAGAATCTAAGAAAGAGGAGGAATCCAAAGTGGCAGAGGAAACCAAAACCACAAAAGACAGCGGTAAGACGCTTCAGGATGTCGTTGACACGATGAACGAAGAGCAGAAGACCGCCATGGCGGCACTGATTGGTCTTGCTCTTGAAGAGCAGGCTGGAAAAACTGGCAAGGAGGACGAGGAAATGAAGCACAATTTCTTCGAAGATGACGTTCAGGAGTACGACAACGTGCTCTCCCACGCTGACGAGGAAGAGATTATCAAAATGGCAAAGAACTCGAGCATCGGCTCTCTGAAGACTGCTCTTGAGATCTATGCTTCCAACAATGACATGCTGGCTCACGGCTTCTCCAGCGAGGATCTTGATTCGCTGTTCCCGGAGTACAAGGATGTCAAGCCCGGTGCGCCGGAGCTCATCACAAGAGATCAGGGCTGGGTTACTGCGGTCATGAACGGTGTCCACAAGACTCCGATTTCCCGCATCCGCACCCGTCAGATGGACATCCGTGACCTGAACGGTGATCAGGATCTGAACGGTCGTGGTTACAACAGAAGCAAGAGAAGCGGAGAAAAGGTCAACATGGGCAATGCGAAGCTGCTGTCCAGAACCCATGACCCGCAGACCGTTTACATCAAGGATTCGCTGCACCGCGATGACATTATCGATATCACCGATTTCGATGTCGTCCAGTATGAGTACGGCATCATGCGCATGCTTCTGAATGAGTCTCTGGCAACTGCGTTCATGATCGGCGATGGCAAGGAAGACGCCGATCCGGATAAGATTCATGCCGAGCACATCCGCGACATCTGGCATGATGACGATCTCTACACCATCCATCAGGATGTCGACATCGAGGCAATGCGAGAGGAACTTCAGGGCAGCAACACCTCTGCGAACTTCGGCGAGAACTACATTTACGCGGAGTCCATCATTCAGTCTGCTCTTTATGCTCGCGAGCGTTACAAGGGTTCTGGTCAGCTGGACTTCTACTGCACTCCGCACCTGCTGAACGTGATGCTGCTTGCTCGTGACCTGAATGGTCGCCGCATCTACTCTGACAAGAGCGATCTTGCCAAGGCGCTGAACGTCAAGCAGATCTACACTGCTGAGCAGTTCGAGAACAAGACTCGTATCGAGGGCACCGGTCTCGGCGCAAAGACGAAGAAGCTGCTTGGTATCTTCGTTGACCTCGACGACTACCATGTCGGCGCTACCAAGGGCGGCGAGATTTCCCGCTTCTCCGATTTCGACATTGACTTCAACCGTGAGAAGTACCTGCTTGAGACCCGCCTCTCCGCTGCGAACACCAGAATCTATTCTGCGATCGCACTGGAAGAGGATGTGACCTCAAACCCTTGAAGAGCTTGACCGTTGATACGGCGATCGATGCGGACGAGAACCTGTTCGGTTATGTTGTGTCCGATCTCCAGAGTAACATCGTTATCGGAAATGGTACGATTTCTGGTCATCTGAACTACATTGACGACTACTCTACTGCATTTAGCGGCGACGAGGCATCCGGTAACTATCTGGCTATCCACGCTAGTGTTCCGGACGTCGACGACGTTACTATCACAGTTACTGTCACCAATCCGTCCACACTGGACGAAGACGGTATCTGTGTTTGCCGTATCGCGGACAAGAGCACGCAGACGATCACCGTCGTGGCGAGCAAAGAGGGTTATGAATCGGTCTCTAAGGTCTTCACGCTCAGTGGCTTGACCGTTGATACCGAATAAAGTGAGGTGAAAATTCAAAATGGCAAAATTCCACGGCATCATAGGGTTCGCTGAGAATTACGAAGAACGTCCGGGTGTATGGAGAGACCGCATTGTCGAGCGCCCCTACTACGGCGATGTACTCGATCGATTCTTTGAGAACCGAACGTCGCAGGAAGTCAATGATGATCTCATCTTGAGCAATCAGATTTCGATTGTCAGTGACACTTACGCCTTTGAGAATTTTCAGTTCATGAAGTATGTGACGTACCTAGGGAAGAAATGGAAGATAACGAGAGTTGGAGTCCAATACCCTAGGCTCGTCCTTTCGATGGGTGGTGTTTACAATGCGCACTAGACTTGATCTTCATGAACTTCTCTGCGAAGTTCTCGGGAGTCGCAATGTGTATTACCAGTCACCCCCATCAGTGATGATGAATTACCCTGCCATTCGATACCGGCGTGTCCGAATCGACAACCAGCATGCGAATGATGGGGTATATTCGTCGCAAAACCAGTATGAACTAACAGTGATCGATGCTGATCCAGATAGTACGATACCGGACAGAGTGAATCGAATCCCTTCGGCTCGGTTTATTCGTCCGTTCGTCGCAGACAACCTGAATCACTGGGTGTTCGAAATCTACTTTTGAAGGAGGAAATCAAAATGGCAGTTCTTCAGTGGGATGCAGTCGGCGAACGCGATTATACCGTAGGTATTAAGGAAGTCGTACTGTTCAAATCCAATTCTTCGAAGACAAACGGCTATGACGACGGTGTCGCATGGAACGGCGTGACCAAAGTCAGCGACTCTCCGGAAGGTGCAGAAGCTACCGACCTCTGGGCAAACGATTCCAAGTACGGCTCTCTCCGTTCGGCAGAGCAGTTCAAGGGAACCATCGAAGCTTATACCTCTCCGGAGGAGTTCGATGAGTGCGACGGTTGCGCCGCTATTGGCGACGGTGTGCTTATGCATCAGCAGAACCGTAAGCCGTTTGGTCTCGCATACACTGAAACAGTGGGTAACGACACTGATGGTATGGACCACGGTAAGATTCTTCATCTGGTGTACAACGCTACCGCTTCCCCTACGTCCAAGGATCACGAGACCGTCAATGACAGCCCGAATGTCAACCCGCTCAGCTGGGAATTCGATACCACTCCAGTGTCTGTGACCGGTTACAAGCCGACCTCTCATCTTGAGTTCCATTCTAACCGTATGTCTCAGGCTGCGTGGAATACCCTTATCGGAATGATTCACGGCACCTCGAACTCGGAGCCGACGCTCCCGACGATTGAGACGGTGCTCAGCACATTCGGTACCAGTTACACGTACACCGCTCTGTCCACTGAGCCGGCTGACTGGGAAACGGCATACTACACCAAGTACTACACCAAGTACGGCACCACTTACAGTCTTATTCCGAGACAGGATACTGCTCCGACGTTCGTGGCGAGCCAGTATTACAAGCGCGACGCCGAAACCTGATCGGCAATTCAAAATGTGTTATACTCCCGCGGGTACTAGGCGATTCGCGGGAGTTGCCACGAAAGGAGAAAAGGTTATGTATACGAAAACAATCAAGTACACGGACTTCAGAGGTAAAGAACGTGAAAAAACTTATTATTTCAATCTGACACAGCAGGAACTCGTCGAGATGCAGTCCTCCGTTGACGGCGGTCTTGATGAGTACGGCAAGCGAATCATCGAGAGCCAGAACGTGCCGGAAGTCATGGCGCTCTTCAAGAAACTTATCCTGAAGAGTTATGGTGAGATTTCTCCGGACGGCGACAGATTCATCAAAGTTGATCCTGTTCGCGGCAACCTCGCCGATGAGTTCGCCCAGACAAACGCATTCTCTCAGCTTTACATGGAGTTCCTCGAACATCCGGAAGCGGGCGCCGATTTCTTCAATCAGGTGATCCCGGCTGAGGTTCGAGAGATGGCTGAGAAGAACGACGGTCACGCATATCCGCCTTCTGTCGCAAAGGCGTGATGACAAATGCTGAAAATTACAGTTCCCGGGGTCATGTTACACGATCCCCGAACTGATCGGATATGGAGAATCAAAGAGACGCAACTAACCCTTGAGCATTCTCTCGTATCACTTTCAAAATGGGAATCAAAATGGCACAAACCATTCCTGAATCAGAAGATCACAGCAGATGAGTTCAACGACTACGTTCGTTGTATGACGCTTACACAGAATGTAGATCCAAATGTGTATGCGGGTATCACCGCAGATGTGCGAAAGCAAATCGAGGATTACATGGACGATCCTATGACTGCGGCAGTTATCAAAGACGATCCGTCGAGTCGTGGCGGGTCACAATTCATAACCTCTGATCTTATCTATTATTGGATGGTCGCGTTACGAATCCCATTCGAATGTCAGAAATGGCATTTGAACCGTCTCCTTACCCTGATTCGAATCACGAGTATCGAGCAGAAACCCAAAAAGAAGATGAGCACAGCCGAAAACATGCGTCGTCACCATGACACAAACGCCGCGAGACGTGCTGCGCGTAAACACTGAAAGACTGGGGGTCTCTATGGCAAAACCTATGGTAACGATCGAGACGACCGGAAGCTTCAAGAAGACGGAAGGATTCCTCGGTAGAATCCAGCGAATGAATATTCGAAGAAGACTTGAGCATTACGGTGAACTCGGAGTTGAGGCGCTTGCGGCGGAGACCCCAGTTGATTCTGGCGTAACTGCCGCTTCGTGGCGCTATGAAATCGAGGAAGATGAAAACGGCATCTCTATCTACTGGAAGAATTCTGCAACAACCGATACCGGCATACCGATCGTCATCCTTATCCAGTATGGACACGCGACTCGAAACGGTGGGTACGTTGAAGCGAACGATTTCATCAGCCCGATAACTAGAACCATGTTCGCTAAAATGGCAGATGAAATCTGGAAGGAAGTGATTGGCAAATGAGCAATCGTGAAGACCGAATCGTACGGATGGGTTTTGAAAACGCCAAGTTCGAGGCTGGTGCGAGACAATCCATGTCTACCCTTGACAAGCTGAATGAGAAACTCAAATTCAAAGGCGCGTCCAAGGGAGCAAACGATCTCCAGCGTTCAATAAACGGCGTCGATTTCTCAGCCATGGAGCGGGGTATCGCCGCTATCGAGCGTAGATTCTCGACCATGGGAATCGCCGGAATGAATGTTATCAACAAGATAACCGACAAACTTACACATTCAGTCGCTCAGGTCGAGCAGGCTACCATCGGTCAGATTAAGTCTGGTGGATGGGCGAGAGCCATGAACATCGCCAACGCAAAGTTCCAGATTGAGGGTCTTGGTTTCCAGTGGGAACAGATCGAGCAAGCCGTGAACTATGGTGTTAAAGACACGGCGTATGGTCTTGATGCTGCCGCAACTGCTGCATCACAGCTTGCCGCTTCTGGTGTCGATTTCAAGAAGACCATATCTACTGTCAATGGTCAGGGTTTGACAGCAATGCACAAGTCTCTGCGAGCGATTTCTGGTGTTGCTGCAATGACCAACTCCTCGTATGAGGACATTGCTCGTATATTTACGACTGTTGCTGGTAATGGTCGACTCATGGGTGATCAGCTCTTACAGCTTTCGTCCAGAGGAATGAACGCCGCCGCCAAACTCGCCGAAGTCATGCATACCACGGAAGCAGATATTCGCGATATGGTGTCTAAGGGCAAGATCGACTTTAAAACATTTGCTTTCGCGATGGATGATGCTTTTGGTCAGCACGCGAAAGAAGCGAACAAGACATTTACGGGTGCACTCGGAAACACGAAAGCCGCTCTTTCGAGAATTGGCGAGATCTTTGCATCTCCGGTAATCAATAATACAAACACTCTTTTTATTTCTCTGACGAAACGCATCGATGAGTTCAAAAACAAGCTCAAATCAGTCACAGTTCCGCGTTCTCTTGACGAGATTAAGAAGAAGTACAAAGACATTTCTAACAACGCAGCCGGTTATGACGCAATTCTGCGCTCCCTTGGTGATCGCACGGTGAAACTTGGTGATGATTTTGCAGAGATGTGGAAATCCGGAATCAACGCATTCTCCGCTGTGGTTGAAGCTGTCGATATAAGCTGGTTCGACACCATAGTTGCAAAAGTTGACGATGTAACTGTTAAAATTAAAGAATTCTTTGATATCATCAAAGAGATCTCTTCCGAATCTGCGCAGGAAGCTGCTGACGGAGTTCAGGATGCTACGAAAACTCTTCTCGTAAGTGCGGAAGAAGCTCAAGCCGCAAAAGACATCTTGCAGAAGGGCATGTACGGAACTGGTAAAGCCAGACAGAAAGCGCTTCAGGAACTCTTTGGTGGCGGTGAAGAAGGAAAACAGCATGCCAAGAATGTTCAAGCCTACATCGACTCTATCGTAAAAGCCAACTGGAGCTATGAGAAATCGACAATTCAGGTTGCAAAAGCGAACGAAGACGTCGTAAAAACGCAGGCAGATATCGACCGAGAGAACAAGAAAGCAAAGATAAAGACCGTTCTCGACACCATAAAACAAAGTCTTTCAAACCTTTGGAAAGTTGTGAAGAATGTCGGTGCCGCGGCTAAGAAGGTTCTTGGTGCGATCGGTAAGGGTTTCGCGGAAGCATTCGATCTCAAAATTGATTACAAGTCTGTCTCTGGTGGCATTATTGGGTTCACGGAATGGCTCGTGAAGCTTAGTGAGAAGATAACTGTCAGTACAGACACGCTCAAACGGATAACCGATGTGTCTGCCACATTCTTTGGAGTCATACGGAAAGGGCTCAAGTTTGTGAAGGACGGAACGAAGTATCTCCGTGACTTCTTCTTGTACATTACCGGTCAAAAGACAGAACTTGAACTCATTAAAGAGGAGTATGGGGAGCTTCCGGGTTACGCGCTCGATGCTATCTTGCAATCTCGTGGATCGCAGTTTGCATTCTTTGATAAAATCAAGGAAAAAGTCACTGATTTCATTGCATTCTTTAAGACTCTTCCGGGTGCGAGTCTTGTTCTCAAGATAAAGGATATCGTCAACGAAACTCTTGAAGACATTAAACAGCTTGGTGTCAAACTGATAGGTAAAAACAATTCGGTTGTTGGATTGTTTAAGACCGTGATCGACGGTATAAGAGACATCATCAATACCGATAGCGTACAGTCCATTCCCGACAAACTGAAGACGCTGTTCGGGAAGATACTCGACGCAATCAAAATGGTTAAAATTGCTGATGTTTTAAAGATTGCCATTATCTACAAACTTGTTTTCGGGATTGCGTATCTTTCATCTGCACTTAAAACTGTTGGCGGTATTCTTGCGGGTATCGCATGGATCCCGGATTCAATCGCGTCCTTTTTCGATAAGCTTGGACGAGCTGCCAATAGATCCGGATATGCGATCTTGTTTATCGGCGTTGCACAGGCAATCGCTAAGGTCGCCAATGTAATCGTTGAGCTCTCAAAAATCGATGAACAAGGCTTATATCGGGCAATTGGCACGGTAATCGTTATCGCGTTGGTATTTAAGTTCATTATTGACGCAGTCACGAAAACATCGATGCAACGAACCGCTCTTAGAAACTCCACGGCAAATCTGAAAGGAACTCTCTCAGATCTTAGTGGCACATTTGGCATTGTCAAGACTATAACCGCACTTGCTGGAATTGTATGGGCGATTGGTAAAGCTACCGCACTTGTTGCCGCGGCTCTTGCTACTGTGCAAGCTACGGCATCTGACAATGAAGTGGCAAATGAGAATGCCTTTCGACGAGTTCTTACTCTGTTCGGCGCAATAGGCGTATTCTCCGCCGCATTTATGGTGTACGTGGCAAAAAACGACTCGCTGAAGAATTTCAATTATGCAGTGGCTCTGGACGCAATCGGAATATTCATGCTTGAGGTGGCTGGAGCGGTCTCCATGATGGCACCAGCCATAACCGCCATGTCAAAAATGGATACTGGTGGAATTGTCGGAGCGGCTGTTATTCTTGGCGTCGTGTTTGGTGGCATTTATGCCATACTAACAATGGCTGATAAGTTCACCATATTAACTGTCGGCGACGTCCTCGCGTTTACATTGTCACTTTCTCGCATCATCCATAGTATTGGCGATATGATGGTCTCCATTGCAAAAGCGTTGAATGTTGCATCGGAAGGTGTCAGTGTATTGATGACTGCGGGTGGAGATGCTCCGACTGCCATTCTTACAGCAGTAGCCATACTGGGGTCCTTATTACTCACGACCGCGGTTTTAGTAACGATAGCTAAACAGAATGCTAATAAAGCATTAGGATTCGGTATAGCGATGCTGTCCATCTCAGAGGTCATTGAATCTATTGGCGACGCGTTTGACTCAATTGCATCGGGAATTGTTAAGATATCCTCTGCTCCAATAGATAACGCTGGCGCTGGTATGGTGGCAATGATTCTCATGTTTACTGGTATTATTGCAGTTCTTACCGTTGCCGCGCAAATACCAGAAGACAAGCTTGAAGTCATGACGTTTATCTTGATCGGCGTATCCGTTGTGTTGTTGGCTGCTAGCCGAGCAATTGCGAGGTTGGCGGGAACAGAGAACGTGTGGCAGTCTGCGATGGCGATATTTGCATTGGTTGCATCGGTGACGGCTGTCGTAGCGCTTATAGCAGAGAAGACATCGGGAAATGATGCCGCAATCAAGTCGATGACAGCATCAATGGTCAAAATCGCCGCAGCAATTCTTATCGTTGGCGTTGCTCTCCGAATCGCCGGTTCCGCGTCTAACATATCTGAAGGAGCATTAGCTCTCGAAGGCATTATCGTTTCGATGGGTGTTGTTCTTGCTATCATGACCGCAGTCGGGAGCAAGTATGGCGAGACATCAAAAGAGGGCGCTAAAGCCATGGGTACGGCATTCCTGATGATTTCGGCGTCAATGCTTATCATTGCCCTTGCGCTTAGTAAACTTGGGGATGTTCAAAATATCGTATCATCAGCTATCGCGCTTGGTGTCGCAATTGTGGCTATCGCAGGTGCAATAGCACTGATCACACTCGCGAGCGGAAAGAATTCTCAGAGCGCTGATAGTATGATGGCACTTGGCGCAGCGTTCATAATGATTGCTGGTGCCATGTATCTTCTCGCTCTTGCGATCAAGGAGATCGCATCGGTTCCGTCCGAACAACTTCAGGCTGCCGCAATAACATTCGTCGTGTTCGCTGGTGCAGTTACAGCTCTCGGTATCGTCGCTGCGATTTTCCCAAGCCTTGGAAAAGCCATGACTACTGTTGGAAAGGCGTTCTTGTTCGCTGGTGCCGGTGCTGCGCTAATCGGCGCTGGTATTTGGCTCCTGTCGAAAGGTCTTACCGAACTCACGCCATGGATGCCGATAATCCGGAAGGAAGTCGAGGCGTTTCTCATGGTGCTTGAGGACCATTGGCAGGCAGCGCTTGCTGTCGGTCTTGGCACCATTGCGGTTATGGGCATGCTTACTATCGTAATGACAAAGCTTGCCCCGGTCATTCAAGCTATTGGCGCTGTCATTGTCTCGGTCGCGCACATATTTGAGTCCGTCCTGACGTCCATAACGTCCAAGGCAAAGAGTTTTGTGTCCGGTCTCACAACGAGAGGCAAAGCCGTGATCAATGCACTTGTTGTCGCTCTTTGCGGTGGCATCATGTCTGCGTCTCCACAGCTTCTGAACACCATTGGTTCACTTCTCATCAAGCTTCTCGGCTTCCTCGGTTCTATCGCGGGAGACCTTGCACTCGGACTGCTCGATTTCCTCATCAATCTTATTTATGGTCTCGCGGATGCCATCATGATCAACAGCTCCCGCATCCTCGTCGCGATACGAAATGTTGTTAGAGCGCTCACAAGTCTCCTTGTTGAAGCACTTGCTGACATGGTTGCTGCGATTGATTTCTTAGATCTCGGTTGGGGCGATTCGTTACGAGAACATGCACGAGGGGTTACGGAGGAGATATTCAAGACCGCTCAAGATGACAAAGCCGCTGCTGAATTATCCTCACAGGCGAAACGAGACTATCTCAACTCGATCAAAGACGGAGTCGAAGAAACGAAGAAGGCAATTGACGAATCAAACGGCTCGTTCTTGAACGGCGCAGATTCTGTCACCAACTTGTTCGGACAGCTTACCACCGCCGTTCATACCTCCACCGAATCGCAGTTAAGCGATATAGACGCGCTCAAAAAGGAGTATCCGAACCTTCCGGGCTACGCGTATGATGCAATTCTTAGATCGAAAGAAGCTCAGACGCAAGCCGCTGCCGAAACCGGAACCGCTGCTGCGAAAGCTGAGAAAGACGCGTTCAACTTCGAGATGCTCAATGGCACCTATGGCGAGCAAGACTGGGCAAACATGGACATGGATCAGCTCATGGCTCAGACGGGCATGAGCGAAGCAGAACTAAAGTCCATGGGATTCGATGTTGGAGCAAACATCAAAGAGGGCGAAGTCTCGGCTATGTCCGATCCGGATGCGTACAAAGATGCTCAGGAAACCAACATCAATGACGGTACCATCAAGGCACTTGAAGATAGTAAACCGAAGATTGAGGATGCGGTTCAGGAATACATCAACGAACCTGCCGAAAAGAAAATTCGTGGTTATTGGACAAATTACTACGAATCTGCTTCGTACTGTGTTACTGGTGCGGTGAAAGCGTTCGAGTGGGATAGCTCGTTTGAACGCACTGTTGCTAACTGGTCGGATAGAGGAATCTCCGCATTCCGAAAAGTCCTGCGAATCGATTCACCGTCGAAGGTGTTCTATCAAAATGGAGAGTACATCGTTCAGGGTCTTGTGAACGGACTTGATCAAAATTCAAAAGACGCGACGAGATCTATGGGCGGACTCGCAGATGCGGTTATGACCGCGTTTGGTGATCCTATCGACTACTGCTCTAAGATCGCAAGCGGCGAACTCAAGTACACGCCTAAGATTCGTCCGGTCGTGGATTCATCTTCGCTGTATGGTAGTGCTCATTCCGTGTCATCCATGTTTGATCAGCAGAGCATCTCCCTCAACGGCATGAGCGGAAGACTCGCGGCAGACATTGGAACGCTCGATAGCACCAATCTCGGAACACTTGAGGAGCTTCGTGGTCTTCGTGCTGACATGGCTGAAATGACTCAGCAAATTCAGAACATGCAACTCGTTATGGATACTGGTGCGCTTGTCGGCTCTATTTCTGGTCCGATGGACAGAGAACTTGGACGTCGTACAGTGTTAAAAGGAAGGAGGAACTGACCTATGCAAACCATATACTCTGGTGAGCACTCCGTAATATTCGGAGATAAGCATTCGTGGGAGGATTGGGGGTTGGTTCCCGCCTCCCTTCCCATTATCGCTATGCCGGAAGTCAACGAGAACATCATTGAGGTTCCGGGGATGAATGGCGTTGTGGATTTGAGTGATGTACCTCTCGGATTTCCGACTTACAAGCTCCGAGAGGGCTCGCTCGAATTCAAAATAGCTCACGATACCAGTGAACGGACATGGAGTGAGACGTATTCTATGATCGCATCATATCTCCATGGGCGCAGGAGAACCTGTATCTTGACCGATGACCGCTCATACTATTACACTGGACGGTTCAAAATCAGCGAACTGAAGTCTGATAAGATGTGCAACACCATTACTATCGACTATGTTCTCGATCCGTTCAAAGAGATGATCTGGACGACATGCGGAGACTGGGAATGGGACCCGTTCGACTTCATCTATGGCGAAATCACGCAAGGAGACTTCAAGAACATTCCTGTTTCTGCGTCCAGTACGAACCTTATCCGGTGGGATCAAAACCAAATCGGTGCAAAACCGGTTGTTCCGACCATAACCGTCAACTCAGCCGGTGGAAATGGTATGGAATTCCGATATGCGAACAGCATTCAGGGAAACACGTTTAAGTCATTCCAGCTTAGTGATGGCGAGAACTACAACCCGCAGATCGAGTTTGCTTGTCCCGATCCAGATAACTTCACCGCGATCAGTATCATCGGCTCTGGAACAATCTCTATCGACTTCAGACCGGGGAGGCTTTGATTATGTATAGAGTCTATGCAACGGTTGGAGGACATCGTGTCTGCATCCATGACGATACGGTCACCTCTGCCGAGGTCAAGCTCGTAGAACCGGTTCTGACTCTCGAGGACAATTCAGCCGGATCGTTTGAGTTTCAGCTCGCTCCGAACAACCTCGGATACAACGAGTACCAGTACAAGGAAACCATGGTTAGCGAAGTGACTGAAGACGGCGACGTGACGACAACCGAAGTGATCAGAAGCGTCGACCTCGTAGCTAGAATGCTATCGACGATCACGATCGTTCAAAATGGAACGGAGATTTGGGAGGGTCGCGTGCTTTCTGAAGAGCGTGACTTTAACAATCTCCGGTCTATCTATTGCGAAGGAGAGTTATCCTATCTCAACGACACTTGTCAGCCATACAGACGCTACAGCGATCTGACCATACAGCAGTTCGTGGACGTCGTGCTCAAAATCCACAATGAACGAGTCAGTGATGATAAGAAGTTCTACGTTGGATCGGTTACAGTTCATGATGACAGTGCGAATGTGATATTTGAAACCAAGTATGAAAAGACGATGGATACCATAAACAACCTCGTCAAGAAATACGGCGGTCATATCATAATCCGGAAGGTGGACGGGAGACGCTATCTCGACTACATTGCCGAATACACGAATGTCAGCACCCAGAAGATCGAGTTTGGCAAAAACCTGCTCGATTTTACCTGCAAGTGGGACATGACAAATCTCTGCACTGTGTTGATGCCGATCGGTAAAGTTGTTCAAAAAGCAAACACGTCCAGCGTCGGAAGTGCACTCACTCCAATCGAGGGAACGAACATCTGGGGTAAAATTCTCTATAAGGGCGATGATGACATCTACAAGAAGAGCGCGGCAAGTCTCGGAGGTTATGGCGTTGCGACTTACAACGTCACTCCCGAGAAGAACTACTACGTATCTTGTCGACTTCATGGCGGGTTAGTCTCGTACGTGCTCAAAATGGGTGAAAATGGAACCGGTATGACCTATTCGTACAAGCAAGCCGGCTCCGAATCTTCCATCGGTTTCACTGATCTGGTCGATCAGAAAATCGAAGTTCCTGCTGGTATACACTCGATTATGGTGTGTGGATGGGGAGAAGACATCCCAATCACTCTGAAAGACGAGGTAGAAGAGACTACTGGTATGGATCAGTACCTTACGATTGAAGATGTCGAGGACGACGGTACATGGCATACGCAGGGTAGCCCATACGTCACAGATCAGGAGATGCTAACCAAATATGGATGGTACGAGAAACAACTCTCCCTGTCTGAAGTCGAGGATGCAGACACGCTCTATGCGACTGCTAAAGCTTATCTCCAGAGCGGACAGTTTGATGAGATGACCATCGAGGTATCAGCGTACGACTTAACGCTTCTTGGCGCCGATGTTGATACGATCAAAATGCATGACCTGATCGAGGTGTCTTCAGTTCCGCATGGACTTGACAAGCTGTTTCCTGTTTCCAAGATGGAGATTCCGCTCAACAACATTGCCGAGCAGAAGTACACGTTTGGATGGGCGACGGAGCAGTCCTTGTCCAGCACGGCTAGCAATTCGAATGATATCAACCGCGACCTCCTTTCCGCTGTATCGGTCATGCCGAGTCGCATGCTTACGGCGGCTGAAGCGAATGCCGCGGCAATGATCGCTTCCGCGGTTAATGGCTACGTATCCATGATCGAGGACAATGGCGTTGTCAAGGAACTCGTCATTTCCAACGCTCCCATCGCAAATCCGTCTCTTATCACAAGCTGTTGGGTTTGGAATGTCAATGGTCTCGGACACTTTAACCATTACCCGCTGAATCCCAGTGACATCGCGAATTTCCGAGCAAATGCCGCAATAACAGCGGACGGTTCGATTGTCGCAGACCGCATCACGACTGGTAGCCTTCGTTCCATCCAGATTCAGGGCTGTAACATTACAGCTGGCGGTTTGGATCAAGCTGATGGTCTCATCCTCGTCAAGTCTGGTGATACCTCGAACCTCGCTTGCTGTACGATACTTCAAAATGGAGGAATTTACTTCGGCGATCTGAATCAAGATGGTACATTTACGGAGAAATCGCGATTGCGAGACGTTGGTACCATGTACTATGAACCTGATGACACTCCGATAGGTCGAGGACTTGCCATGACTGCAAAAGTCTTCGCTCTGAACCTCGATCAACTATGGGTATCATCCGCATATGAGGGTGATGACGCAGAAGCTGGACAAGACCAAGTGTGCGAGTTTCCGAAGACAACCGGGGACAATCCGACGAAGATCAAGTTGACATTCAGACATGGTATCCTCATCCGATACGAGGAAATCGAGCCTGAACCAGAACCCGATCCAGAGGAAGAGGTGAATAATGAATGATCGACATCAATGATGAACTCGCCATCATCGCGAGCGAAATCAAAGGCGAACCCGTCCGGCAGGCGGTCGCAGATGCGGCACAAACCATCGAACATGCCGAGCGCGCCGACATCAAAGCCGAGCTTACGACCATTAGGAATGGCAGATATGGGATCGATATCCGCATGGCTATTCATGATGCTCTCGAGAAACTTAGTAACGGAGCGAGTTCTGGAAGTGGTAATGGTGGAGATGTGATTCTTGCGATGCCCATTGGTAACAGCGCAGGTCTTGTGGACTACACCATTACCGGTACGTTTGAGCGTGAAGATCCAGAAGAAATGGCTCCCAGAATGGCGGCTCCGACAATGCCGACTGTGGACATCTACTCTACAAGACAAGAAACGTCAGTAACCATTGAAGATGAGTATTATGACGATGCCACGGCGATTGCTGTTTTACTCTATCAAAATGGAGCCGAGATTACGAAACCGGATGGCTGGACGCTTGTCAACGATCCGGAAGATGCGGCTCTGACTTACACTCCTGCTGAAACACCGACGAACGTCTTCAATGCAACGACGTGGATGAATGGCGGAACCGGTGTCTCTGGGCTTTACTACTTCCAGAATTGTTCTGGAACAAAGGACACAGCAAACGGAAAACTTACTTATACACTTAACGGTCTTTCCTCAGGATCTGCCGCGTATTCATATCCGTATCGAGTCGACCCGAGTGATACGGGGCATCCGCCTTATAAGATCCCGGTTACTGCCGGACTTGATTATATTTTCGAGGCTGACATAACGTCAACTGGATCAATCGGGAGAGCCAGAGTTGGACTTTACGGAAACGGCGATACAACGAATATGCTCGGCACTGCGAATCTGTATGCCGCAAACGGAAAACTGACCTGCAAGTTCACTTGTCCGGCTGGGGTTACTTTTGTCACATTCATATTCCAAGTCTACGGGCCCACTAACAGCGGAACGAAAACCACAATCAGCAATATCTCTGTTAAGGTCGATACCAAGGACCAGAGACTTGCTGTTTACAAGAAGCACCTCACAAAGGCTGATAAGACAAGCTCATTTACGTTCTTCGCACAGACGGAGACGAACGATATGTCATATCTCGAAGCCCTTCTGATTGTTAAGAGCGGAAATTGGGATCTGACAGTGCTTGACAGCGGTGTGGTAAATGATGTGAGCTATACTCCGGAGTCCATGGAAACCCCGAGCAGACCGCTTCTGTATGTGGCTGCGGCGCCAATGTGGTATGGGTCTCAGTGCGCAATTCAGGTAAGTGGTGGCACGAGTTCAACAGACGATAAGCTCCATACTGTGGACTTTATGAGACTTTCTGCGACCTACGACATCACACATCTGCCAATGCAAGCAGAGCCGACATTCACGAGTTCCTTCCCGGTGACAAGCGGATTCAACGGAACGATGCAATACTATCTGCTGAAACTTGATCCGCATACCGACGAATGAAAGGAGGTAATCAAAATGAGTATAACTCGTAGCACCGCGACGACACTGAATCAGTTCGCTATCTGGTGCGCTAGTCATCTTGTCCCTAAATATTTCAAATACTGGGAACTATATAGCTATTCTGGTACCGTATTTGGAGCCAGATACTACCGCGTTTGCCCTTATATTCTGACAGACGAAGAACCTACCAACTGGGAAACCAACTATAATGACTACTACACACTTGTTGATAGCACCTATGTTAAGAATGAGTTCGAGTCTGATCCTGGATGGGAAGCCGACACCTATTATCGTCTTGATACGACAATCCAACCGGCACTTTATCTCGGAAAAACGGCCGATACCAACCAGCATTACAGAGTCGGGGTGAATAAGGGCACAACATTTGTTACCCTTTCCTCTAGCAGCACCGCGCCTCCCGATTCCTACCTGATGTTTGAATGCGACGGCGGAATACTGATGCGAATAGCGAAGGCTTCCACTTATGTGTTTGACGTCATCATTGCCAAGACCAACAACGGAGAAACAGCGGTTATCTACTGTCTTACCACTGGCACCTCTACTCCCAACGTTGAAAACTACAAGACCAATGTCAACTGTGTCGCATGGGGTGATGATCCCGACTCCAATAAACAGCTCTCGTGGCTGGCTCAGGAGCAGAATCAGACCCAACTTGCCACGTTTACAACCTTTGCGAAGTACGGCGACATCAGCTACACCCCGACTGCATTCTACTGCCCAAAGAGTTCCGTCTACGCGCTCCGTAACCACACGGTTGTGTATGACGATGTCTACTACGTGACCAACGGTTACTGGATGATAAAGGATGAGGCTCCTCCCGTAGCCTAAGGAGGTGTTCAAAAATGTTTGAAAAACTATGGAAGGCGTTTACTGCCTCAACTGGTGCGCTTGTTGGATTCTTGTTTGGCGAGCTTGACGGTCTCGTGATAGCGTTGGTGTCGCTCATGTGCATTGATTACATTACGGGCGTTATCGTTGGCGCCGCCGAGCATAAGCTCAACTCGAACATTTCATTCAAAGGTCTGGCAAAGAAGATGGTGATCCTTCTCGTCGTAGCCGCGGCGAACATACTCGACACGCAGGTGTTCGGTGGGAAGGAGTCCATCGTCAGGTCGGCGGTTTGCTGTTTGTACATTGGGAATGAGGGCTTGTCGGTGTTAGAGAACGCTGCCAAACTCGGACTCCCGTTACCAAAGAAGTTCAAAATGGCTCTTGAACAGCTGAAAGGCAAAGATGATAAGGATAAGGAGGAGTGACCATGTTTACCCCGAGAATCGAAATCCCCGATAAGAACAACCGGTATTATATCCCAACATCAAGCGGTGGGCTGAATCCCGGCATCGCTAAGCCCGCTGGTTCCCCGTTCCAGTTCCAGAACTGTGTCTTCTACTCACTCGGTCGATTTGCTGAGGTGACTGGCGTATGGCTCAAGAGCACAAACGCTGAGAATTTCGTCGAGGTCGCGAAGGGCATGGGTCTCACAGTCTCTGATAAACCTGTCCTCGGTGCGATTGCGGTATGGGGCAAGGGCGTTATCGGTAACGGCAATGATGGCGCAGGTCACGTTGCGAACGTCGAGATCATCAACTCTACCGGTACCATCGTGACGTCTGAGTCTGGGTGGGGTGCATCTAAGCCATTTTGGACCCAGACTCGCAAGAATGATGGCAACTGGGGACAGAACTCTTCGTACAAGTTCCTCGGATTTATCCACCCGCCGAGTTCCATCTCTCCGGCACATCCTGTTCTCAAGGAAGGCTGTAAGGGTGACAGCGTGATCGATCTTCAGACCAAGCTCGCAAATCTCGGTTATTACTATAAGGGTTCGATCGACGGTGACTTCGGTCTCAAGACTCTCGGGGCTGTTCTCGCTTTCCAGTTCAAAATGGGGCTGGAAGTCGACGGCACATGCGGCCCTAAGACATGGACGAAGCTCGATGCGATATGCTCAAAATGAGGTGTGGAATAAATAATGGTCACGATGCCGGCGCGAAAGCATATCCGATACGATTACCTCAATCGTGACGTATCTCTGCCAATAAAAGGAGGGCCGTAAAATGTATAAGCAATTCAACGGGAATCCATGCGGAATAACAACCGGAGACTGTGTTATCAGAGCCATCTCGATTGCCGAAAATATGCCATGGAGACATGTGTTTTTGTGGCTTTGCGTTGAGGGGTATAGCGATTGCACGTTTGGCGATGTGAACAAAACGTGGGAGTCCTATCTCAAGTATCTCGGATATCGGCGTCATGAGCTTCCGAATGTAGTCGGGTATACCGTTTCAAAATTCGCTGACGAACACAAAGATGGCACATTTATCATCGGAACCGGAACCCACGCAGTTGCTGTTGTCAATGGCGACATAATTGATTCATGGGATTCGTCGAACGAGATTCCGCTTTATTACTTCACCAAGCCTAATGAAAGGGGGTGAATGCTCAAAATGCCAATGCCATATTTTCCAGCTACATACGGGTATCCGGGAGCATATCCGCCGGGAATGTATCAAAATCAGCCTCAGCCGATGCAACCGACCGGCACAAATGGCATCATAGCAGCGTGGGTACAGGGCGAACAAGCAATGAAATCGTTTGGACTCGGACCAAATCAAAAGGCATTCCTTTTTAACACAGAAGAAAACACCTTCTGTCTTAAATCTACGGATGCCAGTGGTATGCCGTTGCCCATCGAGATGTTTGAATACAAGCGCAGAGATGCCGTAAGTCAGACACCTGTCCCCGTTCAAAATGCTCAACCGCAGGTCGATATGTCAACATTTGTCACTCGAGAAGAGCTTGAGTCCAGAATCGCAAAGTTCATGAATGACATCGAGGCAAAGACTCAAAATCGTCAGCCGAACAACCAAAACCGAGGAGGTGAACAGAAACATGGCAAGTGACCTGTTTCAGAGTTATAACCACCCTGTTCAAAATCCTCAGCCCTATACGCAGCAGTTTGGCACACCAAAAGATGCTGCGTTATCGCGTGTTCAACAAATGGGAATCAGCATTCCACAGAACATCTCGAATGATCCGAATGCGATTCTTCAATACGTTATGCAATCTGGAAAGATACCGCAAATTCAAAATCGTATCCAGATGGCTCAAAACTTCCTGATGTCTCAAATGGGTGCGAGACACTAATATATTTTGTATATTATTCGGTGATTGCGCATAAGCCGGATGGTATAAATTTAACTCGAAAGGGTGTATCAAAATGGTAGGTACTGAAGGAAACGGTACGAACAACATGGTTATGCCTGTCCAGCCGATGTACGGCAGCGGTTATGGCGGTAATCAGGGCTTTGGCTTCGGCGGAGACTGGGCATGGATTCTTCTCCTGCTCGTTCTCGGCGGTGGCTGGGGTGGTTTCGGAGGCTTCGGCATGGGTGGCGCTATGATGGGCGCAGGCATGATGGGAATGGACGGCTTCGGTCTGTATCCGTGGCTTAACAATTCCCAGAACATCAACGATGGCTTCCGCGACGCTCAGCTCCATGACAGCGTTACCTCCGTCCGCGATGGCATCTCTGCTCTGTCCACTCAGCTTTGCAATTGCTGCGGTGATATGCAGCTTGGCATGGCAAATGGCTTCAATGGCGTCAACAATGCGGTGTTCGGCGCTCAGTCTGCTATTACTCAGCAGATGGCAGCGAACGAGGTTGCGAATCTGAATCGTTCCTTTGCGGAGCAGACCGCTAACGCACAGGGATTCAATGGTATTCAGGCTCAGCTCGCACAGTGCTGTTGCGACAACAAGGCTGCAACTGCTGATCTCAAGTATACTGTCGCTACTGAGAACTGTGCTGATCGCTACGAAGCTGCTCAGAATACGCAGAACATCATCGCTGCCATCACTGCCGGTGTCCAGTCCATCAAGGACGACATGTGCGCGGATCGTCTCGCAGCCGCACAGCGTGAAACCGATGCAGAACGCAGAGAGAATACCAATCTTCGTACTCAGCTTTCCATGGCTCAGCTCGCTGCTTCTCAGGCTGCTCAGTCGGTTGACATCACAAACAGCGTCTACAACAGACTCCGTGACTGTCCGGTCGGTACCACTCCGGTTTACGGCAGTCAGCCGATTTTCACCTGCCCGGTTAATGTCGGCAACATGAACAACGACTGCGGTTGCCGCAACTTCGGTTAAGGCAGGTGAGCGCAAATGGCTGCGGAATACAGCATTGTAACACCTCAGGATGTCGCCCCGAATCAGCCTGCCGTATTTTTGGACGCCCCGTGTCCCTGTAACGAGGGACTTGTGTTCAAAAAGAGTGGCGGAGTGTTTTTGCTCAGCTCTCAGGCATCGGGTGGTTCTTGTAACTGCGGCAATGGCTGCAACCGTGCAAACCGTAAGCTGTTCATGACCGATTATGGCGTCGAGATCCACATGAACATCCAGATTCCGACTGGTGGAACCGTTGAGGAGATCCAGTTCGCTCTGTATCAGGATGGTGTGGCAGACCCAGCAAGTGTCATGATAGCTGTCCCTGCGGCAGTCGAAGAACCGGCAAACGTCGGAACAAGCGTTGTCGTGAGCGTCCCCAGCATCTGCGGATGTGAAAGCGTGGCCCTTGTGAACACGAGTGCGCAGACGGTTACCATCGTGAACGGATCCCTTCGTTTCAGTTACGAGGGCGTTCGGAGAATCAGATAAGGAAAGAGGGTAAGTACCAATGAGCATGCAGACATATTACGAACTCAAGGATATTCTCTGCCGCGAACTGGATGAAGTAACCAGAAAAGGTGAACTCAGTCCCGGCTCTCTCGATATCGTTGACAAGCTCACGCATTCTATCAAGAGTCTCGAAACCATCATTGCGATGAATGAGGCACAGGAGGGCAGAAGCTTCGACGATAGTACGTCCGGCTACCATCCCTATATGTACGGTGGTCGTTCTTACGAGGGTCGCTCCTACGACAGCAACATGATGCGCAGCGGCAGACGTGGTCGCGATAGCATGGGTCGGTATGCCTCCCGAGACGAAGAGCGCGACAAGATGGTCATGGAGCTTGAAGACCTTATGCGCACCGCAAAGGACGAGCACACACGCATGAAGTTCCAGCGATTCATCGATGATATGAGAAACATGTAACCTTACGAGCGGCGGTCTGGGGTTCCTAGATCGCCGCTTTCCATGCATCTCCTCTTAGTTTTTCTCAAAATACGCAAAATTTGCATGGTGTATAATGGGGAGAGACCCCAAGCCAAAAATTATTTGAAGGAGGAAAATATTATGGGAAAGAAATTTGTTGAAGGGATTGCTCTGGGAGCGAAATGGTCGCTTAAGGCAGCATGGGCGGTGACAAAGACCTGTCTCATGGGAATCGGTCTTCTGGTTGTTGTTGGCACGATGGTTTCTCACGGAAGTATTGATGAGGAGTCCTAACAAGGACTCCTTTTCTTTTTGTTTACGCGAAAATTACAAAGTGCATAATGGAAAGGTAAGTAAACAATTGGGGTATCTGGAGTTAAGACCCAGAATTAGCACACCCCTATGCTCGTGCGAATCGAAACAGTCCCTACTTACACTTTCTCTATCTTTTTAGAAAGGAGGATTGGCAAATGCTACTTTATATTTTGTCTTTTGCTCTCGGAGCGTCAGTTGGGATTGCAATGACCGTTGTGTTAGTGCATAAGAAACCGAAGACAGTCGGAACGCTCAAAATGGACAAGACGACCGGAGACCCCCTGATGTTCCTAGAACTGCGGACGCCCGTAGAAGACGTGCTCAAAATGGAGACGGTCACCTTTGATGTCTCACGCGAGTATCACATCTGATATTATGGAGCCACATGGTTCTTAAATTTTTTGAAAGGGGAAATGGATATGGCAATGGCAGATTTTTCGAACGCAATGGATCAGGAAATTCAGAGGCAAATCGAGGAGATCTCAAAGCTTCCACCCGGATCAGTAGGGTCTCAGCGGGCATTGGATTCGCTCGCGAAACTGTACAAGGAGAGGACGGCACATTACGTCGCCGATCTTACTGACGACAACACGCGTCAGAGCGCCGAGGATGCGAGAGCCAAGGAAGCGCATGACTACGAAATCGAGAGTGAAAAACTCAAGGTCGAACGCGAGAAGATTGAAATCGAGAAAAGCAAGATCGAGAATGAATCCCGAAAGCTTGATATCGAGGAAGATAAGAACGCGGTCGCCCGAGAACAAATTGAAATCGAGAAGAGTCGTGTTGACCTTGACACTCAGCGCTTGGCATTTGACAGACGTGATGCGGCAGTGAAGACGGTGACGGAGATTGGCAGTACGCTTCTTCATATAGCAGTCGAAGTAGCGGGCATCGTCCTGCCGCTGAGATTCTACCATGAGTGGATGCTTCAGGGACTTCATTTCGAGCGCAATGGATCGTTCCGGTCTAGTACGTTCAAAGGTCTATGTGCAAAGTTCAAACCGACAAGAAAGTGAATCAAAGCTCAAAATGGGAGGGCATTCGTTACGGATGCTCTTCTGTTTTTGCATCCTCGCAAATTTTGCACCATCTATAATGGGAGAAAAGAATCATCTCCGTTATGGAAGATTTGCATTTTTTTGAAGTCTGAAGGAGGTAATATTTATGAAGTTTATGGAAATGAAGAGAACTTATAAGTTCAGAATTAGGATGCATGGTCCGGCTATACGGGTTATGGTAGCTTGGCTGCAATTCGCGCTGATGGGCATCGAACATGAAGAAGATTCCTTCACATGGGTGGAGGAAGAAGAAACATGGGGCGATGGCTGGACGCCGAAGCAAACCAAGCACATTGACCGCATGAGCAAGGTCATCAGCAAACGGCTTACTGACAGCGAGTTCAAGAAGTACATGAAGGAAATCATGAATGAAAAGGAAAGCGGAGTAAAATTGCAAAAGCATAAGAAAACGGGATTGATTCTGATTGACTTCGATTATGAAAAGGCTTAAGAGAGCGCAAGCTCTCTTGCCTTCGCTCAAAATACATCCAATGTTATGGGAGAGATCCTAGTAAAAACGAAAGGAGTAAGGATGATGGATGAAATGAAGATCGAATCGAAATTCATGAGAGGGATCGTAGCAAAGATCATCATGACGTCGCTCAAAAAGACGGGATATGATCTCAACATTGGGATCAACAATCTGTACGTGACGGTTGATGAACACGATGTTGCGCATCTCAAAATCGATGCGACCGCGGACATCACAAAAGCAACACTGACAAAAATCGTTGACGGGATCAAATGAGAAAATGAGGGAACTTGTGTATGCAGGTTCTCTCAGTCTTTGCGCGAGATTTACACTTTGTATAATGAGAAGATAGGCAAGACGTATCTGTACAGATAATAAAGGTTCGCAAGAGGGTCCGAGTCCCTCGCAGGTATATGAAATGGGTATGATCGCCATTATAAATGAATCGGCAGTGAGATGGGAGTACAATTGGGTTCGAGTCCCGAACGAGAGTTACTAGAAGCTCACACAGCGCGGTCGCAACCGCGTTCTTCTCGACTGAGTCCGTGACTTGCACACGGGCTTTATATTTTTTCAAACTTGAAAGGAGAAAAGGTATGAATATTAAGGGGTTTATCACGAAACATGCACCGACCATTCTTTCTGGATTGGCGTGTATTGGTGTCGCGGTTACTGCGGTGCTTACGCATCGAGCGGCAATCAAAGCACAGGCGACCGTCAAAGAATGGACTGAAGAGAAACACGAGGAACTCACAGCCTTTGAAAAGGCGCAGGCGTCAGTTAGGCATTATATTGCTCCGGTCGTGGCAGGCGTTGTGACCATCGGATGCATTGTTAAGGCGCAGTCGGTGAACCAGAAGGACATCGCTCGTCTTACCGCGGTCTCTGGTATCGTTGGCGGTGCGTACGAGAAATACCGGCGCACAAACATCCAAGTCAATGGTAAAGAGGCTGATACTCGAGTGATTAAGGAGCTCAATGCTCAAAAAGCAGAATACTCGAATATCGTTGCAGAAAGCCTCGGAACCTTATATTCTCTGAATTCTGCCATGGATACACAGGAAAGGCTCTTCTATGATAGTATCACAAAGCAATATTTCACATCGACCCTCAGCCGCGTGATTGATGCCGAGTATCATCTGAATCGGAACTTCGTACAGGGACACCCTGAAGTGGATGTTAAGATGTGGTGTGATTTCCTTGGTATCAAGTGTCCGAAAGATGATAACCGTGGATGGGTACTCGTTGATGATCTTACATGGCTTGACTTCACCAATACTGACCCAACGGCATACACGGATGTTAGTGAATATGACGATCCTCAACCCATTGTAATTGAGCCGTGTGTTATGCCGGTTGATGGCTACCAAGACCTTGACTGGGGCTATGAATATTTCTGATACGCGAAACCTGCATCTTCTTTAATGGAGAAAGGCTAGAAAGGAGGTGCTACTATGCTGGATAAGAAGACACTTGACACTATCTCTACGGTGATGACCGCGCTCGGTCTTCTCGTCGGTCTTATTGGTAAATTGACTGACAGTAAGCTTCAGAGCATGGAGATCGCAGAGGCGGCTGAAAAGGCAGTGGCAAAGAAAATGATCGAAGCTAAAATCCAAGACGTGGCAAATGAGCCCCTGTAACAGGGGCTCTTCCACTTTGTACTAGGAGGTGTTCAAAATGCTGAAACCGGATAGCGATGAAATCATGTGCGACAAATGCGGTAAGACGGTCCCTGTAGACAATCCAGATGGTATGATGCATGTCTTGATTAGAAGAATGCAGTCATCAGACGAGCCTACGCACCGGCTCGGGGTTCATCTGTGCATCCCATGTTTCTACTCCGGATTACCGATAACCAGACTGATTATCGAAAAGACAGGAGGTGTATGAGATGGCGTCACATCGAATGGCGAATTTGAGAGCTGCTATGGTTCTTGACATATTCTTAAAAGAGCGCAGAGAAGTGTTTGATAAAGAATCAATGACATACTACGACTTCGCCATCGAAGAAGCAAAAGATGCGCTCCTGTCAAAGCGTTACGAGAAAGCACCATTGGAAATCCTGTGGAGTCTTCTCGAACGATATGACAGATATGCGCATTCAAGACAATCTCGAGTGTTCAAAATTTGTTCAGCGGCGATTGATGATGCAATCGATTTCCTGCTGACCATGCATTAAGGAGGATAAGATGAACATCAAACCCTTTCTGGGTCGGATTCTGAGGAAAGCGTCCGACTACTGCCCGGAGCTATTGACTGCCGCTGGGATCGCGTCGTTTGTGACCGCGATTGTCCTCGCAGCAAAAGCAACCCCGAAAGCAGAATCAATGATTACCGAGGCAGAAGACGAAAAAGGCGAAGAACTCACGACAGGTGAGAAGGTCAAAGCTGGTGCTAAAGCGTATATTCCGACCATGGTGTCTGCTGGCATCGGAACGATTTGCACGATAGAAGGCATGCGTCGGAAGAACGCGCATATCGCCGAGATCACAACGGCTTTCGGAATTTCTCAGGCGATGCTCAAGCGCTACGATGAAAAAATTGCTGAACTTGATGGTGAAGATCGTGCTAGAGAGGTGAAAGCCGCGGTTCACAATGATATTTGTCGTTCAAACGTCGCTCAGGAGTCGATCTCAAAGCTTCCTGCTCAAAATGGGACTGGTATGCACCCATTCTGGGATCCTCTGTCAAATACGCCGTTCTACGCGAACAAGGAAATCCTCGACCGGGCAGAGGTCGCCATGAACAAAAGGCTGTTCTCCGATGGCGAGTCGTACCTTAACGTGAATGACCTGTATGACGAGCTTAACGATGCGGGTGTGTACCCACTGCTTCGACACACTGCGGTCGGTCCAAAACTCGGATGGCGAGCAGAAGATGGTGGAATCCAATTCCCTGCAATCCTCGACAAAGGGGAATGGGACGATGGTACGCCGTGTTATGTCATGGGATTCCGATTGCATCATGAGCCCGATTACATTTGATGCGCGAAACTTGCAAGTAATATTATGGGAAGACATCCCAAATCAAAACTTTATCATTTTAAGGAGGTATCATTATGGAAGAAAGAATGATCAACGAGGCTATGGAAGAGACGGTGGCAAACGAAATGCCGGCGATCGCAGAACAGGTGACTGAGGCTGCTCCGCAGATGGCATCTGACTTTCCGCTCAAGTCTACTAAGAAGTCCAATACGGGCAAGCTGATCCTTCTTGGCGTTGGTGTCGCGGCAATTCTGCTGCGCAAGCCGATCGCAAGAGGGATTCGCGCCGTGGTTGGCTTCATCACGGGCAAGAGCGAGGAGGACAAGATGCGCGATATCGCGAAGCAGGAGTACGAGAAGGCGATTGCTGATGGCGGCGTGCCTACCCAGACCGATGCTGAGGTCGTTGCTGACGGCGATACTGAGCTGAAGGACAAGTAATGATGTGATGTCTCAAAAGCGAGAGCACTTGCGGGTTGCAGGTGCTCTTGGCTTTTTCAAAATGAAAAGGAGGAACTAACCATGGATGATATCAGAGGGAATTCTATGAAGGAACGAGAAACGCAACCGACCCCGGATAAGCAGGTTGCCGCGCCGACGTCAATCGTGCAGGGGAAACTCAAAAAGCAGTCCGGTTTCAGCAAATTTATGCGTTCTCTTATTGCAGATGATCTGCCATCGGTGAAAGGGCATATCCTCGATGATGTGCTGAGACCGGCTATCAGCGGATTCATCATCAATGCTGTCACTGACGCCATTTCAATGGTGTTTCGTGATGGCGGCGACGTAAGACGAGACCGTTCAAGAGCGGATCGGGTTTCCTATCGTGAATACTATCCGTCGTCGGCGTCAAGAGATGATAAGAAGGACGACTACCGTGGATATTCTGATGAGACCCCGACCGTTCCTGCGCGTTCCGATTGCGTGAAGGTGCAGAATGCCATGCATGATATCCTGAATAGGTACCATTACGTCCGTGTTAGCGATCTGCTCGATCTTTGCAACCTACCGAGCAAATACACGGATTCAAAATACGGCTGGGTAACGCACGAGGAAATCGATCGAGCGAAGTTCTATCGCATGGCAAATGGCTGGTATTCCATCGAAATGCCGCCGTCTCACCCGCTTGACTAAATCTAAGGAGGAATTCAAATGAAATTTATGGATACGATTAAGGCGTTTATCGGAAAGGCGTCTTGGACCATTGAGAAGAACAAGCCGGAGATTCTGCTGGCTTCCAGTATCGCTCTCACCATTGGTGCGGTTGTCACGGCGTGCAGCGCCACAATCAAAGCGTCTGCTCAGGTCGAGCAGTACAACGAGCGCATGGACACCATTGAGAAGTGCGCTCAGGAAGGCAAGACTGCTTCTGGCGAGGTCTACACCGAGGAAGACAAGAAGCGGGACACGACAGCTGCGAAAATGCAGGCTGGAGTTAAGATTGCGAAGTGCGCACTGGTTCCGATTGGTCTTACCGGCGGCGCCATCGCTTGCGAGATCGGCATGTACAAAGAGCTAACCAAGCTGTTCATGCTCTCTGCGGCGGCATACACCGCAATCTCAGAGAAGTTCAAGCAGTATCGTGGTTATATTTCTGAGAAGTACGGCGAAGAAGCAGACTACTGCGCATTGCATGGCATTAAAGCCATCACAGAGAAGAACGATACAGGTTGGAAAGATGAACACGGCAATCCGGTGATGGAGGATTCTGTCCATATGGTGCGGGTGACTGACGACGATGACTATTCGGTACTCTTCGACGAGCGCTCCGAATACTGGGAACCGGATTTCATTCAGAATTTGGACTTCCTCAAGGCTGAACAGAGCCACTGGAATAAGATTCTTAAGGAATTTTATCCGGGGCGCCCGGTGTTCCTAAATGATATTCGTAAGCGGCTTGGTCTTCCGCCGACAGAGCTCGGTCAGGTTGTTGGATGGGTATACGCGCCTAATGATCCGAATCACAATGGCGATAACGAAATCAATTTCGGTATTGATCGCCTTATCGAGGCTGTGAGAAGGGGCGAAGAGATGCCGATCGACAACTGCATACTGCTCGATTTCAATGTGGATGGGAATGTTCTGTATGCCATGAAACATAAGAAGAAATGATGGATATTTGAAAGGAGACGATCAAAATGGAATTTGCTCTTGGGGTCATTGCGTGTGTCTGCACCATTGCGTGCATTATGCTGATGATTTACGCCCAGTGGAAGGACACATGCGACGACATAAAGAAGGATGAAATGTTCAAAAACACGGTGATGGCAAAGGAGGTCGCAGAGCGGATGTACAGAGATATGCTCAAAAACACTGAGTTTGTCATTCACCGCAACCCCGTCACCATCGTCAATGAGACGGATATTGACTGGGGCAACGACAAGGAGGTATACCTGTGAAACAATTTCTTACATTTGTGGTGGGCGCGGCAGTCGGAGCAATTGCCGCCATCATCTGCACCGAAAGACGTATCCGAAGAGCTGCTGAAGAGGAAATCGCTGATATGAAGGCGTTCTACTCATCCGCTTCCGAACAAAAAACAGAACCAATCCCGGATGAGAAAGCAGAGTACGAGGAAGCCATCAAGATGTATTCTGCGGAAGCATACGAACCGGAGATCATCGATCCCGAGCTCTTCGGTAAAGATGGAAACGCCCCGCTTACCTATACTTTATATTCTGATGGGGTAATCACGGACGAAGAAGACGACATCGTTTCTGATGTCGAGGGTGTTCTCGGTACCCGATGGAAAGCACTCCTACCTTACACCGATAGCGTGTATGTGCGGGATGCAAAAAAGCACATTGATATTGAGATCGTCGCCGATCAGTGCTCATATGCCGAGACTCACCCTGCGGAGGGTTAAATGAGGGAAACTTTGCAAGATGAATACTTTACGTGGCTTTGTCACTTTGTTGGTTGCCGTCGTCATCAGGCGCTTCTTAGGCATCTTCATGAGATAGAGTTCCGCTACTACATGCCCATGGATGGTAATCGGTTTGAGGATGGTGTGAATCTCAGATATCGATTCGCCGATGAGAAAGGGCATCATTACCGATACATCACGGCATGGCTTGATAATCGGAACTGCACAGTGCTTGAGATGATGGTAGCTTTGGCGATCAGGATTGAGGATACGATCATGTCCGATCCAGAGTTCGGTGATCGTACAAGTCGATGGTTTGTGGAGATGCTCAAATCCATGGATATTTACAAACTGGACGACGAACACTATAACCGTGCAATGGTAGATATCGCAGTTCAAAATATGCTTGACCATAACTACTCTCGAAATGGCGAGGGTGGATTATTTCATCTTCCACACACGAGAAAAGACCTAAGGAAAGTGGAGATATGGTGCCAAGCGATGTGGTATCTTGACAGTATCATCAACTGATTATATTCATTATAGAAAGGAGGTGCTGTGATGAATGCTTGACTTTCTGATGATCTGCGAACGAATTACGAAAACCGGAATCGAAGTGTATCCGAAGTTCAAAATCATGCCGTCTTCGGATCTGATGATTCGAGGCGGGGATTTCTATTCTATCTGGATCGAGGGGCAATCCCGATGGTCGCTGAAAGAGCAGGACGCACTCGACCTCATCGACATGGAGCTTCGGAACCACGTCAAAGCGAACGAGCACCTCAGAGAGGCGAGAGTGCTGTCTATGTGGGATTCGGATTCAGGTTCTATTGACCGATGGCACAAGTTCGTCCAGAAACAATGCCGTGACAATTGGCATCAACTCGACGACCGCTTGATATTTTCCAATATGGAAGTCAAGAAGACAGATTACTCATCTCATCGCCTTGACTATCCACTCGAAAAAGGCTCATGCGAGGCATGGGGCAAAATCATTGGAACGCTGTATTCAGAATCTGAACGTCTCAAAATCGAATGGGCAATAGGATCTATTGTCACTGGGGAATCGAGGTACATTCAGAAGTTTCTTGTCCTCTATGGCGCCCCCGGTGCGGGTAAAGGAACGATCCTCAAAATCATTGAGCGACTGTTCGAGGGCTATCTGACCGCTTTCAACGCAAAAGCCATCGGTTCAAGTTCGAACCAGTTTGCATTGGAAGCATTCAGAGCGAATCCTCTGGTGGCAATTCAGCAGGATGGTGACTTAAGTCGGATCGAAGACAACACGCTTCTGAACTCTCTGGTATCCCATGAGGTCATGAGTGTGAATGAAAAGTATGCAAAGGCGTACTCAAACTCCTTCCACTCTTTCCTTTTCATGGGCACAAATAAACCGGTTAAGATTACAGACTCTCGAAGCGGGTTGCTAAGACGACTCATCGATGTACAACCGACGGGGGAAAAGATCCCGCTCAAGGAGTACAATAAGCTGATGAAGCAGATTCCATTCGAACTTGGTGCTATCGCATACCATTGTAAAGAGGTATACGAGAATCATCCAGAGGCGTTTGACGATTATATTCCTGTCAGAATGCTTGGCGCTACGAATGACTTCTTTAACTTCTTAACCGACTCGTATCCTGTGTTCAAAAAGCAGAACGGAACGACGCTCAAAGCGGCATGGGAGATGTACAAGACATGGGTCGACGAGGCAAAGGTCACATACCCATATACACTCCGGATATTCAAAGAGGAGCTCAAAGACTACTTCTGGGAATTCGAGGAGCAGTTTGATTCAGGTGAAGCTACCGTCAAAAACTACTACCATGGTTTCAAGACCGAGAAGTTCATTGACCAGTCGGTTCGCAAGGAGAAGCCGCCAGAGACGTCAGACACTTGGATTATATTTAGGGATCAGCCGAGTTTGCTCGACGACGAGCTTTCGAATTTGCCTGCTCAATACGCCGGTTCTGATGGGACTCCGAGCGCAAAGTGGGAAAATGTGAAGACAACGCTCAAGGACATTAACTCCAAGCGACTTCACTATGTCAGAGTCCCCATGACACATATTGTTATTGACTTTGACATTCCAGACGCTGATGGCAATAAGAGCCTCGAGAAGAACATGGAAGCGGCATCTAAATTCCCGCCCACATATGCTGAACTGTCTAAATCCGGGTGTGGAATTCATCTACATTATTTATATTCTGGGGATCCTGAGCGGCTCAACAGGGTGTACGGCGACCACATTGAAATCAAGGTGTTTACGGGGCTTTCGTCGCTCCGCCGGAAACTGACACTATGTAATGATATTCCGGTAGCGACTATCAGCTCGGGTTTACCGTTGAAAGGAGAAAAGGCCATGGTCAACTTCGAGGGCGTCCAAAGTGAGAAAGGGCTTCGGACAACCATCAAGAAGTGTCTTCAGAAAGAGATACACGCTGACACCACAAGCAACGTGTCCATGATTCTGAAGGCACTCGACGACGCATACAATAGCGGGATGCACTACGATGTCTCTGACCTCTACGGTGCTGTCTTGGCGTTTGCTGCGAACTCTACCCATCAGTCAGACAATTGTTTGAAGATGGTGGGTAAGATGCAGTTCAAATCGGACGAGCCATCAGAGAACGTCGAGCAGGAAGCACCCATCGTGTTTTATGACGTTGAGGTGTTCCAGAATCTGTTCCTCGTCAACTGGAAATTCATCGAACCGAAGACCGAAAAGTTCGAAGATATTTTGGCGGCTATTATTGAATCGAGAACGAAACCGGTAACAAGAATGTACAACCCTACTCCTGAGGAGATTGAGGGGCTTCTGAAATACAGACTCATCGGTTTTAACTGCCGTAGATACGATAACCATATGCTCTATGCGTGTCTGGTCGGTTACTCGACTCTTGATATTTACAAGTTGTCGCAGAACATCATCAACAATGGCAACGGATTCTTCAAGGAAGCATACAATTTGTCTTATACGGATGTGTACGACTTTGCGTCCGCTGGTAACAAGAAGAGTCTTAAAAAGCTCGAGATTGATATGGGTGTCCACCATCAGGAACTTGGGCTACCATGGGATCAGCCGGTTCCGGAGGACAAATGGGAGCTTGTCGGTAAATACTGTGATAACGACGTCAACTCGACAGAAGCTGCATTCTGGTTCCTTGAAGCAGACTGGATCGCAAGACAGATACTGGCGGACTTGGCAGATTTGACAGTCAACGACACAACAAACCAGCTGACAACCAAGATTATATTCGGCAATGAGAAGAAGCCGCAGTCGCAGTTCTGCTATAGAAACCTTGCCGAGCAAGTGACAGAGCTTCCGGAAGCGGTATCCATGTTCCTTTGGGATGCGTGCCCTGAAATGATGGACTGGTGGAGCAAGACTGACTCACTTCTCCCGTACTTCCCCGGATACACTTTCGAGAACGGAAAGAGTTTATATTTCGGAGAAGAGGTTGGCGAAGGCGGTAGAGTATACGCAGAACCCGGGATGTATTATTGGGACGCACTGCTTGATATCGCGTCTATGCACCCTCATTCCACCATTGCAGAATGCCTCTTCGGACCTGAATTCACAAGACGATTCAAAGAGATTGTCGATGGCAGAGTCTCAATCAAGCATGAAGCATGGGAGGAGATCAACAACATCCTTGGCGGCAAGCTGACCAAATACATTCAGTGGGTCAAGGATGGTAAGTTCACAGCGAAACAGCTCGCGAACGCGTTAAAGACCGCCATCAACTCGGTGTATGGTCTCACTGCGGCGAAGTTCTCGAATCCGTTCAAAGATCCTCGCAATATCGACAACATTGTCGCAAAAAGAGGCGCCCTGTTCATGATGAACCTCGAGCGAGAGGTCAAGCAGCGTGGCTATACGGTCGCGCACATCAAGACAGACTCCATTAAGATTCCGATGGCAGACAAGAAGATCATCAAGTTTGTCATGGAGTACGGTAAGCGTTACGGATACACGTTCGAACACGAAGCGACTTATGAGAGAATGTGTCTTGTAAACGATGCAGTCTACATTGCTCGGTATGCCTCCGCTGAGGACTGTGAAGCACTCTATGGTTACGTGCCTGACGACAATAAGAAAAAGGGCGGAAAGTGGACTGCGACAGGTAAGCAATTCCAAGTCTCGTACGTCTTCAAGAAGCTGTTCAGCCATGAAGACATCACATTCGATGACATGTGTGAGACGATGAGTGTATCATCTGCTTTATATTTGCGGGAGCAAGACTCTGATAATCCTGAATTCATCGGCAGAGTCGGTCAGTTCTGTCCGATTAAGGAAGGTTGCGGTGGAAAGGAACTGCTCCGAGAATCGAAGGATGCAGATGGCAATGTCAAGTATTCGGCGGCTACCGGTTCCAAAGGATATTTCTGGCTCGAATCTGAAACCGTTAAGAATCTCAAAATGGAGGATCTCATCGACCGAAGCTACTACGATGACATGGTGAATAAGGCGGTTGAGACGATTTCTCAGTACGGTGACTTCGATGCTTTTGTTGATATTTCGATGAAACCGGAGAAGAGGCATGAAGAACACCATGACTACGAATCCTGCCAAAACTGGAAGAAGATGAGAGAAGAGGATCCAAGTAAGGAATGCTTTGATTGTCCTTACTTCCACGTTGCGGACTCTGTTTTGGACGATGATATTTGCGAGATCGGGTTTGATGTGAGCGGACTGTTACCTTTCTGACTTCGCGAAGATAGCACATTCTATTATGGCAATAAGGTTGCCTAAATTTATATTTATAGGAGGAATGTCTTATGACAACGAAGGAGAAAGTTAAGAAGTTCTACGAGGATCACAAGGAGGGGATTCAGACGGCGGCTAAGATCGCGGTCGGAGCAATCGTCATCGCGGTGATCGGAAAGAAGATCAAAAAGAGTTTCGGTACCGTTTCGTACACGCCGAGACCCGTCGACATCCCGATTCCGAACAAGAGACCATTGGAGGTCCCGCCGGAACTGGTGAAGAAGGGTTTCTATGCGGAAGCGTGCGGCACTGACTGGATTGACATGATTTCCGAAGCTGATGTGAATTTGACGATTCAGGACCTGCACGAGGCTGTCGAGGACCTGAAGAAGATCGATGGCTTTGACGAAAACTCTAGCGTTCAGGCGATGTTCAACGTATTTGTGGGATAACCTTAGGCTAAGTGCGAGGGCGCTTGCAAATTGCAGGCGCTCTTTCGCTTTTATATTTTTTCTTTAATGAGAGGAGTTTTTAATTATGTCAATTATGAAGGAACTTGCTGGGAGACCCGAAAGCAGAATGATTGCTCTCGACGACACGAACTTCTGCTACTTCGGCAGAAACCTTGCAGGCAATCCAGAGAGAAATCTCTCCCATAAGCCCACCAGAACCTGCGCTATTCTGGTTCCGGAATTGATGGTCAGAGAGCTCATGGATCGCGGCATCAACGTAAAAGAGCGAGTTGATAAGGAGACGGAAAAACTGTTCCACTATGTCAACACCACTCTTGCATTCACGGACAGCCATGGTACACCCCTTCGCTATCCGCCGAAGGTTTATCTGGTGAACGAGAACCATCGTGCGGTCCCGCTTCCTGAAGAAGCTATCACGGACGAGCTTGACTACCAGCCCATCCGCTGTGTCAACGTGGTTCTGAATCCGTACGAGTACCAGCCCGGTAAGTGGTGTCTTTATATTCGTACAATGTACATCGAGCCGGACTACGATCGCATTGCTCAGCTCAGAGAACGCGAGAAAGAGTTTGATCCGTACGCTTCTCGGTACGCGCAGGATTGATATTTTGCGCACATATTACATCCTCCATTATGGCGAAAGACGCCAGAATAAAAGGAGGTATGTATTATGTTAGATTTCAATGAAACGAGACTCTACGTTAGAGGCACAGAGGAGGACGTTAAGGCGTTTACCATTGATTTGACTTGGTTTCACAGCTCATGGGGCATAGTGGGATCAATCAACTATATGGACGACGGCGAAATCGTTCTTAATCTGATTGTCGACACGCTGAGAGAGGACAATGTCCAGAAACTGGCAGAGGAGCATCACTGCTATAAGGCATGGTGAATTTCGTTACGAAGCTGAATAGGACTCGCGGATTGCGAGTCCTCTTTCGCTTTTATATTTTTGTTTAACTTGAAAGGAGAAAAGGTATGAATGCAGCAGAATTGTTTGATTCTCTTCCACAGGAGATCAAGGACGAGATGCGGAGAGTCGCAAAAGAGAAGTTCCATGATGATAGGAGCATCATTGAGTTTCTTGAGTTCGAAGAGGATCTTTCCGCCATCAACAACCAGCTTTGCAATACACTCGGTATGATGAAGCAGATTCTGGAACGCTTCGACGAGAACGGTACTTCAACTGAGAAAGCCATGGACAATCTTCGATTCTTTGCCAAGTTCATGCTTCTGACCGCGATGCCGCTTAGAAGTCTAAACGAGAACATCGACGCGTTCAAGAACAAGCACGGCAACAAGAGGAATGGTGAGAATAATGAAGGTTGAGAAGTGGCTTCTTCAGAAACCTCAGATTGAGATCCTCATGGTATTGAACTCAAAGCTCTCTGATGGCGCTAGATGCGTCGGAGAGTGCTTCGGCGTTGAGAAGGGAGACCACTGTGCAGATGGCTGTTATATTTGCATTCAGAAGGTACTCAAACGAGAAATGGAGGGATCCAACAATGCTCAATAAGGAAAAAGATGAGAGAAAGCCTGCTGAAAAGAAGCAGGTGTTTGTCTCTGGGAAATACGCGAACAAGCAAGGATACAAGCTCAGTAAGCATTACGAAGAAATCATCCTCCCAGAACCTGATAGGGATAAGGGTAATAAGAAATGAGAATCGAGCTGAGTGAGCATCAGCTTAATGCGCTTGACCGCATTCACAATGGTTGCATTCTACATGGTGGGGTCGGTTCGGGGAAATCTCGGACCGCTCTTGCTTACTATTATATCCTGTTCGGAGGTGCTCTTGCGTATCCCGGAGATACGCAAGGACGAGTCTGGATTACGAACGGCAGCGTGCTGAAGATGGGAGACCGGATAACGCCGAGAATGCAGAACCCTTGTGACCTTTATATTATCACCACGGCAAAGAAGCGGGATAGTCTCGAATGGGAGGGCGAACTAACACCGTTTCTGCTGTCCCCCGATCCGGATGCGAATGGATATTCTAATAAGGTCGTTATCGATTCGTGGAACAACATCGGCAAGTACAAAGACGTTAAAAAAGCGTTCTTTATATTTGACGAGCAGCGGGTTGTGGGATCTGGTGCATGGGTCAAGTCATTTCTTAAGATCACAAAGACAAACCAATGGATATTGCTATCTGCGACACCGGGTGACACATGGACCGACTATATTCCGGTCTTTGTTGCGAATGGGTTCTACCGTAATAGAACCGAGTTCAAAGAGCAGCACATCGTCTATAAGCCATTTACAAAGTTTCCCCAGATTGATAGATATTTGGGGGTGGACAGGCTCACGAGACTTAGAGATCGTATACTGGTTGACATGGACTTCGAACGATCAACAGTCAGACATCACGAGCTTATCAATACGGAGTTTGATAGGAGCGAATACATGGGGATTGTACGAAAGCGCTGGAACCCATGGCGAGATGCTCCGATTGAGACTCCGGGCGAATACTGTCAGTGCTTAAGACGGGTGGTGTCGGAAGACAAGTCAAGACAGCAAGCGGTTCTGGATCTCTTCAAACGGCACAAACGGGTCATCATATTCTACAACTTTGACTACGAGCGCGACATCTTGCTGGGGCTTCCTTATGAAAAAGACGTCGAGATCGCAGAGTGGTCAGGTCATAAACATCAGCCTGTTCCGAATAGCGACAGGTGGGTGTATCTCGTGCAGTACAATGCCGGATCCGAGGGTTGGAACTGCATCACGACCGACACAATTATATTCTATTCAGAGAACTACTCCTACCGGATGATGGAGCAGGCGACCGGACGGATAGACAGGATGAACACCAAGTTTATAGACCTCAACTATTACCATCTCACATCAAAGTCTACCATCGAGAAAGCAATACGGAGAGCATTGGTTGCAAAGAAGCAGTTCAATGAGACGAGATTCACGCGAGGATTGCTCCGTGTATAGTGGAACGACGTTCCGTTATATTTGAAAGGAGTGATTTATATGACACTGGAAGAGATGAAGACAGAACTTGAGAAGAACGGCTATGTGGTGCTTAAGAGAGGCGGATACGAATGGTATAAGCAGCCTTTGGAAGAGGTTTGCGCATACGCAGAAAGCGTTGGTTATGGAACGGATACCGTAAGGCGTAGGTATGGTGCGGCGCATAAAATCGTTGTGCGTATGAGCAAGCATTTCAAGGAGCGGTTTGGGATTTCGCATCTTTGTAATGTGCCAGACACAAAGTTTTATAGGGATTACTTTGTCGAACAGGGCATGAAGATCGTCGATACTCTGGTTGTAGAACGAGATGAGCGTCGTCGTAAATTCTGGGGAGAGTCCTAACAAGGGCTCTTCTCTTTTACGCTTTTATATTTACAAAGGAGTGTTTATTATGATGAGTTATAATGAAAAGGTTGATGCTCTCGTGGCATTCTGTGACAAGTACGAGGAGATGCTTGACAACGCCAAAGAAGGGTCTGACCTGTGGGCGTTCAAGGAGCTCGACAAGGTCTATGCGCAGGTGGACGGAGATGGCACTGAGTGCAAGGAGCATCTCGTGAATGCAATGATGTTCCTCGCTGAGCGCTTCAACGACGAGTATGAAATGAGTGAGGAAGGGCTTAAGGCTTGGTGTGACTCTATGGACATGGCTATTTTTGATATTTAATAAGGGGCGTTGAATATGAAAGCAAAGTTTTTTGGTGAACGGGTTACCCCGCAACTCAGAGCGGTGGTGAAAGCCTATTTTCATCGTCATGAAAAGGACATGGATAAAGCCCGTCGCGGCGAGTGGTATGACGTCATGTCTCGTCTTGAGCGTTTGATTCTCGTGTCGGAGTCCATGGATATTCAGCACGACTGGGAAGATATCCAGATTGATCTGTATTTCATCACTGCCACGCTTCTTGGTATGTATCTTACAACACTTACGGCTCTTCCAAAGCTTATTGAGAAGCCGGGAATCGAGGAAGATGGTGACGACGCATGATCAGTGAAAAGAGACTAGAATCACTCAGAGAGGAATTGCCGGTCATAAGGGCATTTTCTGGATGGTCACTTCAGCACCTTGCAGACTTACTCGGGCTGTCGAAGTGCACCATGATTGCTGTGGAGCATGGCGAATCAAAGATGACGACCGTGTACTACCTCGCAATCATGAAGCTGGTGGATGACGAGATGGACACGAACGAACCTCTTGCGTACGCTGTTGATATTTTGCACGGAGATAGTTCGGGGTTCATGATCTCAAGAGATCAGCTCATAGAGGAAGTCAAGAAGACAAAGAAGATATACGGTACAAAGATCGGATGCTGGAGAATCAAGGAAATCCTTGGTGCATGGTTGATGAACCAGCATTCATCGTGGAGTTGGTGAGGAGAAATCATGATTGATATTCCAATGGCAGATCAGCTTCTGTACGGCATGATCGAGGAATCGCCGATGTCTGATGAAGCCTTTGATATTTGGGTCAAGGAGCGGTGTGCGTCGCTCAGACGCCAGATAGGGTTTCTCGAACGTAATATTAAGGTCACGGGAGACAGATACGGATTGAAGAAAAAGGTCCTTGAGTGGAAGACCATGGAACTCGGGGCGATTGAGGGATGTCTATTATGACCTCGCATAATTTACACCATCTGTAATGGAAGAATATCCGCCAAAACAGAAAGGAGTAAGTTATGATGTGGAAACATATTCGTGGAACGATTGCTAAGATCGCAATACACTATCACGCCAATCGTACTGAGGTGACAAACCTACTGGGTACACTGGGTTTAATCTCTGACGAGAAGTGGGAAAGAAGAAATGCTGATGACATAATGGCGATCGTGAACAAATGGTATCCGTACGGAACAGGAGGACGTAACTGGTTTGAGGATATGAAATCAAAGGGGAAGAGCTCCTAACAAGGGCTCTTTCCTTTTGCGCGGAAATCACACCGTGTATAGTGGAACCGAAAGGTTACTATTATATTATAGGAGTGATTTATATGATGGAAAAGGTTTATGTTATCACAGTGGAAAGCATGATGGTGGATACTAACAACCCATGGAATAGCGAGATAAAACCGAACACACTCAAGGATGAGTTTGCTTTCATTAGCAAGGACGAGGCGATGTGTAAGTGCATCGAACTGGCTAAGAAAGATGCTTGCTCGATTTTTGAGGATTCGGAACGCGCTCGTGGACCGAAGGTCTGGGTATCTGCGGACAACAATGCTGCGATGGTAACCCTCACTGAGCGTACAATCATCTACAAGGTAGTGGAACTCGAGGTTTTTAACAAGTTTTAAGCGGAGTAGGGCGCTTGCGGATTGCTGGCGCTCTTACGCTTTTATATTTACAAAGGAGTGTTATATTTATATTGACCATTAAAGAACTTGAAGCAAAGATTGAAGATATTTTCGCGATGGACACGCTCGAACGGGATGACATGGAAGTTGTGAAGCGGAATGTGGGTCTAAAACACGATGTTCGCATAATTTGAAAGGAGAAAAGATAACGATGGAACTGATTGACAGACAGGCGACTTTGGAAAAGATCAATACGCTATGCAAAGCCTATGCCCTGCATGAGCCTGTTGGAAGGGGCGGTTTGCCTGCCGCCCAAAAGTGCAGAGAGATTGTGGAAAAACAGCCCACAATTGAGCCGGAGTGCGGGGAGTGGGTGGAAACCGAACCTGATGAAGATGACAGAAAAATAGGAATGGTAATTTCGATCAAATGTTCCAGATGCCATGACGAAAATTCTCATCTGGATTTTAACGAAAACCATGAAATCACGGGAAAAACATTCTGGAAGTCAAGATTCTGCCCGAACTGCGGCGCATACATGAGGAAGGCGAGCGAGAATGCAAACGGTGTATTTCCAATTTCTTAAGTAAACTGCATGAAAACGATTGATATTTGAAAGGAGAAAAAGCTATGACTAAGGAAGAAATGATGGCGATGGAAGAGCTTAAGAAGCAAAACCGCAGACTCACAGCAAGTAAGGTGCTCGGGTGGGTCGTTGCCGGGGTATCGGCTGTGGCGGCAATCTACTGCGGGAAGAAGCTCCATGGTATTTCCAAGATGATGAACCTTGCTGTTACGGATGTCGAGAACATGACGTTCATTGATATTTCGCAAGCTATCGTTGACAAAGCGGTCGATAAGGCTGCTCAGAACGCTGCTGGACGCGCTGTACGAGCTACTGAGGGGATTATGCACGATACCGTCGAAAAGGCCGTACGGAGCGCTGTAGAGGCTTCTAAGGGGCATCTGAAGCAGGCAGTGACAGAAAAGATCGCTAAGGAAGTCGCTGATATCGATAAGTCTGAGCTCGTGGATGATATTACGGAGAAGGCAAAGGAAATGATCGTTGAGAAGTTTGACGGGAAACTCGATGGTATCGCGAACGAATTCTCCCGCAACCTTGAATCCATGGGTAAGATTTACCAGTCGATTGCAGAGCAGATGCAGAAGAAAGGAGGTGAGTGAGGATGGCAAAGAAGTCGAAGAAGGAGCAGACGATCATCGCGAATGTTCAGTTCACTTATATCCTGAAAGGGGATAAGGCTACCATGACCGAGTCAGAAGTGAAGGCGGCTATCATGGATGGCTTTAGAAAGCTCGCCGGGAGAGACCGAGCATGGGATGACGTTCTAGTCAAAGATGTCAAGGTGTTTGAAAAGGAGTGATATTTTATGGAATCTGATAATGGCGTGATCATCCTGAAACCGGGAAAGAAACTTTTTGCAGAGTTTAACTGCGATGTTTGCGGTTGCCAGTATCGGGCACTTGCAAAGAACTGTACCATCTTCACGACGATTGGCAGTTTTGCAGCACCGTACGTAACGCACTCTTGTCCGTGTTGCGGGCTTACGAACCAGTGTATGCGATCTGATCTTAAGGAGTGTGATATTTAATGATCAAGATTGAAAAGGTATCGATTGCTGGACTTGAGCCGGCTATCAGAGGGATGCGTAACCCAATGAACTCATGGGACAAGTCGGATTCTCACGCAGGACTCTCTGGCGACGAGTGGTCGATGGATCCCGGTTTCATTATTGGAGAAAAAGATCATGATCTTGCCATGCGTCTTTCTAAGAACTCAGTTGAGGCGAAGTACAGAAGACAGATTGTCGTATGGGCGGACATCACCGCACCACTTTACTGGTGGAAAGAGATGGACACCTACCGCATGGGTATCGAGAAGAACTCCTGCTCCACGATGCACAAGATCACAGAGAAGCCGTTTGATATTTCGGATTTTAGTCACGAGCATTTGTTTGGGGGATCAGAGGATCTATGGGTACTCCTTGGAGATGGGTCTATGCAACTGTCTCCGATTGGCGTCATGACGTGTGCTGTGATTCCGATGCTGAATGAGGCACGGGAATTATATTTGCGAACAACTGATCCAGCTATGAAAAAAGCGTACTGGTGGCAGATGATTCAGCTACTTCCTAGCTCCTACAACCAGAAACGCACCTGCATGATGAGTTATGAGATGCTCAGTAATGTCTACCAATGGCGCAAATGCCACAAGCTTGACGAATGGCGGCTTGGTAATGGTGAGTCAATGAGCTTCTGTGACTGGATCGAAACTCTGCCGTATTCTGAAGTAATTACTGGGGAAAGAGATTGAAGACCTATGAGCAAGACCGTTGCTAGAATTCTTTTAGTGGTTCTCATTATATTTATTATCCTTGGGTGTCTGATCTTCATTCCAGTAAGTGAGGAGATGACTGTTTCTTCAGTACAATGGAGGACAGTCATTAAATGTTACACCTACACTCAGCATCATGAGGACGAATGGGGAACGACGTCTAAGAATGGCGGAGGGCTTGACTCTTGTGACATGCGAGAGACTATCCCCTGTAACGCATACAATGTGAGAGCAGAATACGAGTACCATCATACTAGACATACCAAAGTTGGAAACGTGAAGACCTCGCATAGGGTATACAAATGGCATTACTACTATGATATTGACAAATGGGATCAGTCAAGCGAGGTGTCTAATACCGGAAATGATAAGAATCCAGTAGAGGGTGAGTGTGATTTGCCTTGTGATGTATCAGATCCGGTTCTCGGCGATATGAAGCGTGAGACTGGTCATTCGACATTATATTTTGTGCTATGCGAGATTGACGGTAAGGAAAAGGTTTACGATATAGACGAGCTGACCTTTACTGATATCATGGCTGGTGATAGCATCAGTTGTAAGAGGTATCGGTTCGGTTCGTCTATATTTGATGTGAAGATTGGAGAGTAAGTTATGGATAAGATGGAGCGGCAAATGTATGCAATTGTAGGCGCCTCTTCTACTATTGTCGAGCGGTTTCAAGGCAAGATTCCTTCCGATCTCTTGACTGCATTAGAATACGCTTATTGTGGCGACGTTGGATTTACAATGAGCGATCGGATTCGGGTTTCGACTGAGTATGGTGGAGGAAATTGTCAAGTCGGCGTTGGCATTACGTGTCAGCCGGATATGACGTCTTTCCGTAACGCATTTGATCGTAACGATATACTGAGAGTGTTTTACGCAAGAGGCAATCACATTCACGAGGTCGTTATCTATCCGTCTGTCGGACACGATACATCGAGAAGGCTTTTTACTCGTATCTTGATGGGTTTGTCACTGTTTCGCACCGAAGAAGCAAACCGGATTGCTACGTCGTATAGTGTTATTAGAATAGAGGACGTTGCTAGAGAACTCGATTGGGACAATAGGATTCTCAAGACTGTGACATTCGATGGTATCGACAAGCTGACTGACCATATTCACAAGAAGTTCTACAGCTGGTATGCGAAAAAAGTACCAGATTTGATTGAATACTGTGCCGAACACGAAATGAACGAGCTGACTATGGATATTTTGCGTACTTGTGAAGAGGAGGTGATAGAGATTGGGAGTAATCAAGCTTTCAGAATCTGAGTATTCGTCGGTGTTTGATGAACTCAGACGAAATAGGGTGGCTGTATCGTTCTACAAATACGGTCCAGCAAAGAAGAACTTCGGCGAGGGTCGTGTTGATGCGCTTAAGACAGCAGAGCTATGCATCGAAGCGTTCAAGAAAGACCATAATACTGAACACCTTGTAGACGCCGCTAACTATTTAATGTTCAGGTACATGTATCCGCTTGGAGATGAGCACTTTGAAGCTACGGATTCGAGCGGGTCTGTAGGCACAGTCGGTACTCCGATTAACTTAGAGTAAGTTTATATTTTTGGAGGTTTATTATGGCGATTACGGATGGATTTATGATTAGAGCCCATAGAATGGCTCTGCGTATGACACAGAAAGAGCTTGCAGATGCTATCGGTACGAGCGGTGCTTATATTTCTCTTTTCGAGCGTGACCGGATTCCCGGTTCCAGTCGCTACAACGACATGATGGCAGTTATCAGAACGCGTATTAATGAGACGATTCCGGAAGGAGTCGAGCGAGGTGCTTACGGCGTAAAAGTAGCTATGAACCTCATTGATATTTATAAGCGCTATACTGATTCTGTTCCTTATGAAGTGATGAAGAATGCGATCAAAACGGCTGAATTCTTTGGAAGGGGAGTTTATAATGGCAAGAAATACTGCTGATAAGGATCTTCGTGCTCGCATTGCTCAGGCTCTCTGGACAGCCATGGATGAGAATGACATGACACAAAAGGAATTGTGCAAGGAAGCCCATGTTAATGAGCGGGTTCTTAACAATACCTTGTATGAACGTAACCTTATGCGTCTGGATGACCTCGTGAAGATCTGCCGAGTCCTTGATATTTCTCTGGACTGTGTGGTGGGACTCTATGACTGAACTCTGGAGAGACATTTCTGGTTTCCACGGGTTTCAGGTGTCTAATCTGGGGCGAGTTCGTAGCTTCCTCGATGACTTCGAGCAGATTACGGATTCGTCTCGGATCCTTGACATTATATTTGATCCGGAGACCGGAAGAAACGAGGTAAGGCTGTTTCGCTACGGCTGGTTCAGGTCTCGTCATGTGGACACTCTCGTTGCTGATGCATTTTGCAGAGCTGATGGTGAGGAAGCCGTGACGGTTTGGCATAAAGACGGGGATTTGAGAAACGATAGGGCAAGCAACTTATATTTGGAAGACCCTGTTGCTCGTGATCCCGTGATCGCTATTCACGACGGAAACGGAGAACGTATTTGGTTTAGCAGTCGCAAAGAAGCGGCTGAGAAACTGGGGCTCAACGCTGGTAATATCAGTTCTGTACTTTCTGGTAGACTTCGGACAGCTGGAATTTGGCGATTCGAATGTGCTCGGATGGATGTTTCTCATTCAGGAAAGAGTTTATCAATCGTGGCGGAGAACATCGATACTGGGGAGCAAATTATATTTTCGAGTCAGAATGAGGCGGCTAGAGAGCTGGGACTTAGGCAGCAAAACATTAGTGCTGTGCTCTCCGGAAAGCTTAGCCGGACGGGCAGATACCGGTTTTCATACAAGAGAGAGTGGTAAAAAGTATGTAGGTTTGGTCTCCAACCTACATAGTAAATTTGCCTATTTTTCGTGCAAAAAGTTTCCTGTTATATTTTCGCGATTTTGGGGAGTATGCGAAAAACGACGTATTTACGTGCTTTTTGAGGTGTTCGCTGCTCTTCAAAAAAATAAAAAATACCCCTAAAAACTTTTTTAGGAAAATTAAAAGATATATAGTTATGTATGTTTTAATTTTTTGAAAAAGTTTTTGGGAATCGTTTTTTTTTCTGAAACAGCGAAAGGAGGTGAAATAGATGGCAAGCATGAGAAGAACAATCCTCCGTGCGATGAAGCGGAATCGTGACGCTGGGAAGAGCAACAATTATATTTCCGAGAAGCTCAATCGTCGCGAACGCAGAGCACAGGCAAAGAGAAAAGCGGACTGATATTTGCACGCGATAAAAACACCCGCTTTTATGAGGAGAGAGGTTAAAACACGCCGACGCAATCGCGTCCAAGTGAATGGACATTGTGCCAACCTCTCTTCCTCTTTTCGTTTTTGCTAATAGGAGAAAGGCAAAAAAGATGGCACGAGGACCAGAAGGACGTTTTCAGGATCAACTTCGCGATAAGCTCTACGAACTCTTCCCAAAATGCAAGATATTTAAGATCGAGTTTCATCAAGGTTGTCCGGACTTGCTTATTTTGTGGAAAGACAAATGGGCAATGCTTGAATGCAAAGCATGGTGCTATGCTCATAAGCAACCGAATCAGGATTACTGGGTTGATGTTTACAACCAGATGTCCTTCGCGAGATTTATCAATCCTGAAAACGAAAAGGAGGTATTAGATGATCTTCAACAAGCATTCCGATCTTAAAGGTCAACATGCTCTGTTCAGTCCTAGCCAGAGTTCATGGCTTCGATATGACGATGAGCAAATTGAGGGAAGAATCAAGAATCAGTACCGAACCGCGCTGGGCACTGAGCTCCATGAATACGTCGCTAGTCAGATTATCCTCTGTCATAAAGCGACGAATATCAGGGCTCTCATCCACGGAGCGGAGAATTATATTTTCACAAAATACAAGTGCGCAGAAGACAGCAAGCTCGCTGGTTACGGAATGACACTTATTCGGCATCTTGGATACTTGCCGAAAGAGGCGTTCGAAACAGCGAAGCTCTATATCAACGATGGAATCGGCTTCCGAATGGAAGTGGAACAACCGCTTGTATACAGTCCAATTATATTTGGAACTGCCGATACGATTTGTTTCAGAGACGGGGTTTTAAGAATTCACGATTACAAATCCGGCGATCACCCGGCAAAGATGGAACAGCTTCTCACATATGCGGCTCTCTTCTGTCTCGAGTATAATGTGAATCCTGCTGACATTATATTTGAACTGCGTATCTATCAAGCAGGCGAAGTCGTAGTTCATAACCCTGAGAGTCAGGAGGTGCGAGAGATCGTTGATAATATCGTGCACATCAACCGCATCGCTGAAAAGACTAAAGCTAAGGAGGATTGATATTTATGAACCCCGTAGCGGATGAGATCTATTCTCACTTCGGAGAATCAGAATCGGACAATGATATTTCCCACTACGGCATCAAGCGGCGTTCAGGTCGTTATCCGTGGGGAAGCGGTGAAAATCCGTATCAGCATTCTGGCGACTTTTTATCTCGAGTGGAACAGCTGTCTAAGGAAGGCTGGACTGAGAAGCAGATCGCAGATGAGATGAAACTCACGACCACACAACTGCGTGCATACAAGGCGATTGCGAAGAGCGAGCGCAGAGGTCTCGAGGTTGCCAGAGCGAAGAGTCTTCGTGACGACGGCAAGTCTCTTAATGAGATTGCTAGAATCATGGGATATTCTAACGACAGCTCTATCCGCTCGCTTCTGAATGCAGACTCTGAAGCCCGTATGAATGCCGCACAGCAGACGGCGAACTTCCTTCGCAAGAAGATCGAAGAGAAGGGAATGCTCGATGTTGGTGAGGGCGTTGAGAAAGAGCTTGGTGTCTCCCGTGAAAAGTTCGGTCAGGCTTTGGCAATCCTCGAAGCTGATGGATATCCTGTCTATACCAGAGGTGTGGCACAGGTCACTAATCCCGGAAGACAGACTATCACTATGGTGCTCTGTCCGAAAGACACCGAGTACAAAGAGGTCTACGATTCCTCGAAAATCAACAGTGTCGCCGATTATATTTCCTATGACGGCGGAGAGACCTTTAAGAAGGCATTCGAATATCCTGAGTCGATGGATTCGAAGAGAATGCAGGTCAGATATGGCGATCAGGGCGGTCTTGCAAAAGATGGCGTCATCGAAATTCGCCCCGGCGTCGAAGACTTGAGTCTTGGTGGCTCAAACTATGCTCAGGTTCGAATTCTCGTTGACGGAACCCACTACATGAAAGGAATGGCGGTTTATGGCGACCCGTCTGACTTCCCTGATGGTGTTGACGTCATCTATAACACCAATAAAAAGACTGGAGTGCCTGCTCTTGGTAGCAAAGATTCAACGGTTCTGAAACCTATCAAGAAAGATCCCGAGAATCCGTTCGGCGCTCTGGTAAAAGAGCATGGCGGACAAAGATATTATGATGATCCTAACGGTAGATTCGTTGATGAAGCGACTGGAAAACACCAGTCTCTGAGCCTTATCAACAAAACCAGAGATGAGGGCGACTGGAATGACTGGTCGAGAGAGTTGCCTTCACAGTTCCTGTCCAAGCAGACGAGAGAGCTCGCGAAGAGACAGCTGTCTCAGTCCATCTCGGACAGAGAAAGCGAGTTCGAAGAGCTTCAATCCTTGACCAACCCGACGCTTAAGAAAGTAATGCTTGAGTCGTTTGCAAATGACTGCGACTCTGCGGCTGTGCATCTCCATGCGGCATCACTTCCGAGACAGAAGTATCAGGTTCTTCTGCCTCTTACCTCTATCAAAGACGACGAAGTCTATGCTCCACAGTTTGAGGATGGTGAAACCGTAGCTCTTGTTAGATTCCCACATGAGGGAATCTATCAAATTCCGATTCTCAAGGTCAACAACAAGAACAAAGAGGGTCAGCGGATGATCACAAGCACTGCTGCCGATGCAGTTGGCATCAGTCAGAAGACCGCGGATCGCCTGTCGGGCGCAGACTTTGATGGTGACACTGTTATGGTGGTTCCATGCAACAGCGAACGCTCCGACGTGCGAATTATAAATAAGCCGATCATGCGAGAGCTGGAGGAATTCGATAACAAGACCTACAAGTTTGACAAGATCGAGACTGACAGTGACGGCAATGAGCATTATATTCGTGGTGGCAGAGAGTTCAAACCTATGAAGAACCCGAACACCGGGGCAGACTCCACCCAAATGGAGATGGGCAAGATCTCAAACCTCATCACAGACATGACTCTTGCTGGAGCACCTGATAGCGAGCTCGTGAGAGCTACCAAACACTCTATGGTGGTCATCGATGCCGCAAAGCACGGTCTGGATTACAGACAGAGCTATGTCGACAATGGCATCGCTGAACTTAAGGAGAAGTATCAGGGTCACTACTCTGAAGACGGATCCTATCATGAGGGTGCGGGTACTCTCATCTCGAGAGCGAAGTCTCCTGTACAGGTCAATAAGCGGGTGGGAAGCCCCAAGATCAACCAGAAGGGCAAGGAGTGGTACGATCCTTCTAAGCCAGAGGGAGCCCTCGTCTACAAGGAAGTCGTGGAGACATACACTGATAAGCAGGGCAAGACCAAGACCCGTACCCAAGACTCTACTCGAATGGCAGAAGCGCCAGACGCAAGAGAGCTTATTTCGAAGTACGACACCCCTATGGAACGTCTGTATGCCGACTATGCGAACGCAATGAAAGATCTTGCAAACAGAGCCCGCATCGAGATGCTCAATACAGGGCGCATCAAGTATTCTCCTGAAGCCAAATCCCAGTACGCCACCGAGAGGGAGCACCTCCTGAGTCAGTTGGAGACTGCGCAGAAGAACGCTCCCAGAGAGCGTGCCGCCCAGATTATGGCGAATGCGGTTATGGAATCTAAAAAGCAGGAAAATCCTGACATGACCACTAAGGAGAAGAAAAAAGCAGCCCAGCAAGCCCTAACCGCGGCTCGAACAGCTGTTGGAGCACAACGTCATCCTGTTGAAATCAGCGATCGAGAGTGGGAAGCAATTCAAGCTGGTGCAATCAGTGAGAATCAGCTTCTCGGAATCTTGAGAAATGCTGATCTCGACAAGCTTCGTGAGAGAGCGACTCCCAGAACAACAGCCTCTCTGACGTCTGTAAAAGAAGCAAAGATCGAAGCAATGAAGAGAAACGGATATACAATCGCTGAGATAGCGAAAGCTGTCGGCGTTTCCACATCAACAGTAAACAAGTTCTTACAGAATTGAGGTGAATTGCGAAATGAAAACACCTGCTCCTGTTTATTTAACAACTTTTGACAATCCTTTTTCGCCGTTCACGCACTTCACGGAGTGGTTCGTGTGGGACATTTCTCACGGATACAACTCTTGTGGCTATCTGGCTCGTGTTGCTCGGACTTCGTCGCAATTAACTGACGAAGAAAACAATGCTGAGATAGAACGGGCTATCGATGAGATTGTCAAATACGATCCTTTCAACATTTACAAGAAAGTTCGACAAACTGAAAAGTCAGCGTAATCGAAATCTGCACCTCTGGAACCAAAATGTCGTGACCCGGGAGGGGGTTCTTCAAAATAGCCCCCCTCCCACAT